TCGAACCCGGCGGATTTGTAAACAACATTTTCGGATTCAAGGGCGGCGGAGAGGTTCCTGTCCGAAGATATGAGAATGGTACCGAGGTCGAAGAGTTAGGAACCGGCGCTAATCTGTACGACCAAGATGAACTGGAGAGGTACCGGCAGGAAGCATTGACACGAGATGCCGAGCGTGAAGAAAACGACACTGGGAGTTCCTTTTTTGATTGGCTTAACACACAGCTTGAAACAAGTTACGATGATCCTGAAAATGTTATTTCTCAGGTTCAGGATGCGTTATCTGGAATACCAGCCCCTTTGCAAAGGCGATTAGATATCGAAGCAGCAAAAGCAGCCGCACAAAGTGGGGGACCAAGTTCCGATCCTGATGCAGGAATGACACCCCTTCTGGCCGCAGCTATGGCCGGAGATCCTGAAGACTCAGTAGTTGACCCAGACCCAGTCACATCCGACCCAGACCCAGTCACATCCGACCCAGACACTGACACATCCGATAGTGGCTCAGGAGGGTTTGACTATGACCTACTCCTAGAACTCGGTCTCGGTATGATGGCAGCAGGAGCAGTCCCCGGTTCCACCCTTGCAGGTTCTCTTGGTCAGGGTGGTCTATCTGCTCTTCAGGCTCGAAGAGAAGCCGATGCACTAAGAAGAAAAGAGGATCTGGAAAACAGAAAACTTGAGGCTATTATACAAGCTAATCAGCAGGACTACGTGTCTGCTCTTGCAACCCTTAGTCGGGATCAATTAGAAGATCAACTGAACATTGTTGAGGATGATGTAAAATTTATTTATGATGAGCTTGAGTTTATCGCAGAAGATCCACTGGCTAAGGGTGTATCAGTAACGGGCCGAGATAAAGAAGAACTAGATGTCCGTCTAAAGGAACTCTTATTGCAACAAAACACTCTTAGGAATATGTTGGGATTTTCCTCTTCAGACGATTTCATTCCAGCAGATGCCGCAGCAGATTAGCTGTAGAAAGAAACTATGTCAGAACTAACCCTCGATTCTTTTGGTAAGACTTATACCTTTGGGGACGATGTCTCCATGGAAGAGGCCATTGCCGAAGTCCGTGGTAAATTCAATCCTAAGTATGCCGGAACAGACATTGAAAGATTATTTAATTCAAATCTAAATCTGGCGGTTCAACAGGCTGACCCAACCCAGTTCGCCATCGACCGCTCCCTGTTTGACGAAGCCGTGAACGGCATACAACTAGGGTTCAACAACGTCTTAGGCGGGACGATCAGTGGCGTTGAATCTCTCTCAGAAGCAGTCGTGGGTACCGAACTCTTTGGTAATTATTTACAAGATTGGGGCACCGACATCATGGACGAAGGCCTACGTAACCACAGGCCCGGTCGTGACTACGAATGGGCCGGGAAGCTCGGAAATGCCTTGGGATCTATCGGTGGCTTCATGGCAGGAGTGGGCGCTGCCGCCTCTGTAGGCGGTGCGATTGCCGTCACAGCGCCTGTCTCATTACCGGTTGGTGCTACGATGTCTGCTGTGACCTTGGGCACTGGTCTGGCTCTTGGTGCCGCATGGTCAGCCGACGAGGCAAACAGACGAGCACAAGCAGCCGGCGCAACAGAAGAAGAAATCAGATCGGCCACTCTTTGGGGCGGGTTGGCAGGTCTCCCCGAGGGAATCCCGGTAGGAAGAATTCTGGGCTTAGGACCACGTTTCCTCATGGCAGCATCCGGGGGAAAACTCGGCGCTCTGACCAGACAGCGGGCCGAGGGTCTTATCGATGACGCAACGTATTACCGAAAGCTTGAACAAATCAGGGACGAGTCAAAGTTTCTTCTCAGGTATGCAAAAGAGGTCGCAACAGATGCCGGGCTTGAAGGCTCACAGGAAGCACTACAGGCCATTGGTCAAAACCTGATTGAACGCTACATCTACAATCCTGATCAGCCTATCGTAGACATGGCTTCTATCGAAGAGGGCCTGTACGGTGGCTCCGCTGGTGCTATCATGTCTGTGCTCACAGCACCATTCAAGGTACGTGGTAACCCCGCAGGGGACGTGATACAGGCTGCTGATACAGCCGCCCGTGAAACTATTTCAGTAGCCGCACCCGCATCTACTAAAGCACAGATAGACAATCTTCCCGGAGAAACTGCGTTTGTCTTGGCTGGTGCAGTGGATCGTACAGAGACGAAACTTGGTACACCTACGGAAAGTACCAGAGATCCAGACACGGGCGAGGTTGTGGAAAGACTTATCCTCGAAACAGATCTACCCACGGATGTCAAGAAAACAATCATTGAACAGTTTGGAGAGAATAAGGTTGTTGCTGAAGAGGCTGCATCCGCTGTTGGTACGATACCGGGCATGGGAAAGGTGATGAAGGCTGTTGATGAACAGGCTGAAACTCGACCACTCAATAAAGTATTTGCTGATATTGCGGAAAGACAGGGACGTGCATCCCCAATAAATCTTGGTCGGGATCAAGATAGGGCAAACAGGAGAGCGGTCACTCAAGCCAGAGAAGGCTTGGAACAGGCTAGAAAAGACAGGCTTGAGCAAGCATCCAAAGAAGGTCGGGTAACAGAGTTTCTCCAAGAGGAGATGTTTGCCGAAGTAGCAGCGGGTGTAGAAAAATTAAGAAACAGACAGAGGTCTGAGAAAGAAGGAATGTTTGCCGAATTGTCAGCAGGCGTAGAAAGATTAGAGAGCGAAAGGCTCGAAGGAGTGTCTGAAGGTGTAGCGGAATTTCAGGCAAGGAGAGATGCAACCGAGCAAGCCAGAGAAGGCTTGAGACAGAGAGCAGATCGTCAGGCTGTCCGAGGCGAAGTCGAAAGAGGTGCCGAGTCTCAAGCAGAAACGGACATCCCTGTCATTGACGGCGTGATGATTCCCGAGAAAGACGTCGTGGCTCAGAACAAACTGAGAGATGATATCCGTAAGCTCGCCGGGGACAAGGTCAACGTCATGTTTGCCGGGGCAAAAAAAATCAGAGACATGTACAACAAATTCACCGGGAGTAGATTTACAACGGTTCTAGGATTTACCATGGGCACTGGTGACGCAATCGTCTTAGACAAGGACTATGTCAAAAATAATCCCGGTGCCTCAGTGGATATGCTTGTTGGCGAGGAAGCCTTCCACGTTGCCCAGACAATGTTTCTCACCGAGGGTGAACAAAAAATTCTAAGAGAAGTCTTCACCCCGGAACTTGCCGGACAGAACGGTATCGATCTCGGATCATACACCGATCCCGAAATGAAGAGACTTGAGGCACAGGCCAAGCTCATGGGCAAAGCCTATGCAGAAGGTCTCGACTCAATCGTGGGTCTACCAAAAAAGAAAAAGGGTTTCATCCGCAGAATCATGGACAAACTCTTGAAAGGTCTCAAGTCCTTGGCCGGGGTAGCCAAGAAAAATAACTCCGAGTACCAGAGCATCGATGAAATCTTTGATGCATTCACTTCCGGAGCGTTGGCCAGACCTTCGGAGGCACGGTCAGAATCTCTGACTGACAACACGAATCTTAACAAGATCTACGCCTCCGGTGCCGCTACCGTAGGGGCAGAACCTCTGATCAAATCCTTGGAGAGTAAAATTGAGCCCGGTAAGAAAGCCCTGAAGTCTACTTATCAGTTTCTATATGACTGGATCTATTCCAAGGTTAACACATCGTGGGATTTCTTTAGCAAGTACGACGGTCTTCGGGCCGTTGCCGAAACCGTTGGTAAAATTGAAGATAAATATAGTAGTGTTCTGCAAGGTGTACGGGATCGAACCGGTGAAGGACACTTGAATAAACTCACCGAGCCAGAGAAAGCCATTCACAATATCTTCATGGACGTGGTTCAACATGTCTTGAATGAACGGTTTAAGCCTAACACAGTGGTGAACGAAAAATATCTCAGGGATCTTGGGATCACCAATGCAGCCACAATTCAAAAGATTCTAAAAGCACCATTAACGGTCACGGATGCAGATTTCTTTGGTCAGGACCTTGTCCACCCTGATCCATCAGTTAGCAGAAACATGACTTTCCGAATTGACCCCGACACAATCCTGAGTGAAGTGTTGAGTGAAACCAGAAACGCACTCGATTTTCTCTTCATAGAAAAAGTAGAAGCTGTTATTCAAACCATATTGAACGAAGCAAACGCTGCCATCAAAAGGAAAGCTGTGGACGGGGAATCTTATGTCCCCGTGACTTTCCAAGATGTGAAAGACGGCGGGGCGAGTCTAGACGCTAAAATTAATCAGTTAGAACAGAACAATGTTAACGAAACTTTGATCAAACCCTTGAGAGATAGCCGTCTTATTTACACAGAAACTATGAAGAAAAAGGGTCTCTTCTATTCTCCGTCACTTCGTTCTGGATCATTTGGTTTCAAGTTCACGTACACCGACCGGTCCGGAAGAACCGTCGAAGGTTTCCACATGATACCTGATCCAAACATAGCGAAACCATCTATGAAAAAAGCCCGGGCTGTTGCGGCAAAGTTTTTTAAAGACAACCCTCTATATACACCCGGGGGCCTTAACGATAAAAAAAGCAGTTCTCCGGAAGACGTTGTTTATGAACTGACTCGGGATAAGTTCTTGAAGGATCTAAGCCCTTCCGGAGTCGGTAGTATTATGGGTATCTTTGATTCTATCACCGAATCAACAGATATCGACGAGATAGCCGACTTTAGAAAAAAGCTGGCGGCGGCCTTAACCAAGGGAGCGGTAACAAAAAGTCTCCCACTATCAAGAAACATTCCCGGTTACCTGACGAATCAGAATCTGTCCTCGTATTTAAATGAGTCGTGGAATAGCTTTGTTACAGGTCAGGCCAATATCATTTCCCGTCTGCCAAATAATGCCACCCTCCAGAACGATATAAGAAAGGCAAAGGGCGACAGATCTATTCCAGAAGAAGTGACTGACCAAATTGACAAAGTCTGGGGAAAAGAGGGCTATCTTACAGAAAACCAAAAAATAGCAGATCTTGCCAAGAGAGGTGCCTTTACATTCTGGCTCGGCGGAAACATATCATCTGCCGTTGTAAATCTGGTTGGCCTTGGTCATACAACGCTGCCTTACCTACTCGCATCTGCTGATAATCCAGCACAGGCTGTGCAGGCGTTGACCAAGGGAACAAAGATCGCCCTGAGTATGACAAAGCAGTTGCCGATAAAAGCCCCAAAGGTTGGAGCCCTGAAATGGAGAGATAAGTTTCTTCAGTTTTCCGACAAACCTTTTGACTTTATAAAAAAACCTGCGGGACTCACGGACGCAGAGTGGTCCGTGATACAAAACATCCAGCCTACCCTAGAGCCAATGCAGCTTTCAGATGTCACATCCGACCTCGCACAAAAGGGATTGCTCAAGGGTAACAATCCTGCAACCCGTGCCATTGATACAGCAATTCGGGGATCGGGCGTTGCGTTTGCATGGGTTGAGCAATTCAACCGGGTTGCCACGGCAATCGCCGCTATCGAATTGGCCAAGAAGTCCCCCCAGAAATCCAGATTACTCTACGAAGCCGAGGGTAAAAACAGATACGGGAACTACACACTGGAAAATTTTGTCAGGTTCTCTGTTGAAAAGACCCAGTTCAAGTTTGATAAGACCGAACGCCCGGCGTACAACCGTGGTGCTATCGGCGGGGTTATTACCCAGTTCCTTCCTTATCAGACAAAGGTTTTTAAATATTATCTTGGTGCGATGAACGCAGCCATGACCGGAACCTCTGGCATTGATGCCGATGGTAAGCCGATCAAGATAGATCGTGAGACAAGAAAAGTCTATGCTGCCATGGCCATGTATTCAACAATGGCTTTTGTCGTAGGTGGCGGCATCCTTGGTCTACCCGCTGCTGCGATAATCGGGGATATGATGTCAATGGTTGCTGAAATCTTCAGTGATGAGGAAGAGACCCCCGAAGATTTTCTCATGGATTTATTCAACGACGTTGGTCTTAATCAGGAAATATCAGCGGCCCTAACAAACAGGGGTGTGTTGTCATTACTCGGTTTAGAGATTGGTAAACGTACAGGTCTTGAGGGTCCACGTTCTCTGTTGCAAATAACACTTGGTCAGAAAAAGGCAGATCCAGAAGATTTCTTTGGACCAGCCGGTGGTATTCTGGGTAGTGTTTCAAATGCTGTTCGACGTTACAGCAACGGTGATACTGGGCTGGCCTTGGCTGAGCTTATGCCCCCGGTTTTCAAGAACCTCTTCTTGGCCGCAGAGGGGGACAGACGTGTCAGCCTGTCTGGACGTGAGCTTGCGGTAGAATCTTTTGGTGGCGTGGATATGGCCGACAGAGTCCTACAAGCAATCGGCTTTGTCCCAACGTCTGTTATCGAAGCCCGAACCGCCGCTTACAAAGAAATCATGATCAACCGTGATTACCGAGACAGGGGCAGAACCTTTGCCAATGATCTGAAAAATACTTACGTTGAACTGCTGGTCGCACAAGAGGAAGGTGATGACGACCGTGTTCAGCAGTACTCGGAGCAAGCACAGGTAATCATCATGGCGGCTGTGGAACAGATGCGAGAAAACCCTGACAAGCCCTTTAGCTTTAACCCACGAAATCTGATGCGGTCAGCGTTTGATGATTACATTCGCAGAACCGGGAAGGCTCTGCCCATGACGAACATCCCGAAGGTTGTACGCCCAGAGTTCACCGATTATCTGGACAGGTTCTCGTACAGGTATCAACCAGAGCAGTGATCACAAAGGTCACTGACATACCCGCTCATAAAATTCATTGTGAATTAAAACCTGTCTCGCTGTCCCTTCGGTCAGGACATCATCATGTGAGATCAGGATTGGCTCCATGATAGAGCAGATGTCAATCCCGGCTCCACTTGTCGAGCAGCCGCTTAGTGACATCAGAAGCAGACATCCGCTTAACGTCAGTACGTACTTCATTGTTCTCCTGTGATTTCTTAAGGGACTCCTCGGCATAGTCAGCACGGGCTGCTTTCTTACCCGCCAAGTATGGCATAAGAAAACCTGCTAATTTACCAACTACACCGAGGATAGACCCGATTATCGAAAGCATTACTTGCCGGTGTCTTTGGACTTTCCAAAATTAAGGGAAGCCCATTCGATAAGTTTGTAAGCACGTCCCAAAAGGGTATCAGGGTCTGGGGTCTTTGTACCGGCAACCATCATTGATGCTGCGACAACAACCAGACCTCCGATTTGCATGAGGATATCTCGTGCATCCCATACTCTTTCCATAATTTCCATAATAATAAATTACTCCTGTTCTACTGCATCAACATACTCAATAAGAGCATTTTGGATACGACTAAGCATAAAATAGATCTCTGGCACTGACAAACCGGGAGTAATCCAATGATGACATTCATTCTTAGAGAAGGTCACTAACAAAACCCCGTCAACGTAGTCCTGAGCTTTTTCAAGATACTCCTCAAGTTTTTCTATATCGTTTCTGACGTTACTAATTTTCTCTTCCTGAGTTTGTTCAGGTATAACTCCGGGGAAATTAATTACTGTCATAGTATCAGATTCCCTCAATTTGCAAGAAAGATTTGTACGAGTCGTAGTTTTTCTTTTCTTTCTCAATCTGCCAGAGGGCATGTCCCATACCGCCTTCGCCATACACATGGTACTCAGAATCGTCGTCTCGTTGGAAGAACTGTTCCATGTCTTGGCCCATCGCCAGTAGCTCTCCGGTTGAAACAAAAGACTCTCCCCCGACACTGACCTGTAGATACTTCGGACGACCCTTGTCATCCTTTGTATCCATGTCAAGCGGCTCATTTAAATCCATACAGGCATCGTAACCAAACAGATGGAACGTGCGGAACCCGAAAGTATGCATCAGGGCAATCTGTCGCATCGCTGCACAGGTTCCACCAGAGATCATGAGTCTATCAGACATCCCATCAAAAGTTGTCACAGCATTCGAGAACGCATCCCATCCGATAATCTTGGCATTATTCTTTTTCAGATAATGGGTGACAGACGGATCTGTCATCGAAGCCACGAAGTAATATGTATCTGGATTCGGAGTGCCTAGTAGATCCCTTCGCTTGAAACCGTGCGTCGAGATACCATCAAGCTCTCGGGGATCAAGGATGACACAGCCCCATGGGATGATACCATTTTCGATGAGGAAGTTATGAGCGTGTTTAACACACACAACCTTATGTCCCCTCTCGTAAAGCTCCTGAATCAGGTGCAAGTCCTTCTTGATTGTGGGACCACCCGAGACACAGATAACACTCTCTGTGTTCCAGTGGTATCTGGAGTTAACCCACTTATCAATCATGAGATGATTCGACTTAATGTTATTGTGAATGTATTCATCAGGGACGCAGTCACGAGGCTGCACCTTGATAGGAACCGTGACGTTCTCGAAGTCCGGTGGAACAGGTAGACTACCGTCGATAGCATAGGCAAGACAGGTGATCCCGCCGCCCTGTACCCCGTCTCTGGACGGGATCACACCTGAGTGAAGATCCTCGGAAAGTTCCCCATCAATAATCAGGTTACACCCAAACTTCGTAGTGTCTAGGATTTCCCCGCCTTCGCCAGATGGCATGTAGTAATCATCAAAGATGATAACAGGGACATCCTTCAGGTTATCATAGTCCGATCTGATCGTTTCGATTGAGTGCCCCCCATCGATATAGGCAAAGTCTGGGGAATATCGAGACATGATATCGGGAAGAGTATCTCTTGAATTACCCTTGATCAGTTCGAAGCTGACCTTCTTTTTTTCGAGGAGCGCATCCTTGGCGTAAGTATTAAGGAGTGCTTTGACATTATGTAGATAGGTCCGTTGCTTTACGTTAGCTTCTTCCTTATCCAGTTCTTCATCTCCGTCTTCAAACATATCCAGTCCGACGTAATGAACAGAATCCGAATTTTGAAGCGCAGCGCTGAGTAAACGTAAAGCTCTCTTACCATTCCACGTACCCACTTCAAGCAGCTTCGTACTCTTGTAATGGACGATGAACTTCTCGATCTCTTTATAACGTAAGGGTCCGGGTTGATAAGGCGCATTAAGAATCGCCTTGCGTCCCCCCTTAAAGTGAATGAAGTACTCGGCCAAAACCGAGTATTCAAACGCATCCAGTGATGCTGCATGTGGTGAAAGATTGTGTGCAGTAATCCCGTGATTTTTGTGTAAGTTAAGAAGTCGTTCAAATGAAAAAGCATCAGTCCATTCCCTTAGTCCTAGAATTTCATTGGATGTGTATAGGCCCCTCCAGTCACGGAGAAACTCATGAGCTTTATTATAATTAAGATTAAAACCAATGAAGCCTGTTTCAGAATAATCAATGATACCTTCACGTCCAAGGTGAACCAGATCCGCCGTGTCTGGAAAAACAAGATTCAAAAGATTAGTGTCTACTTTCTTTGTGGTAATCACATCAGCATCGATCCAACACAACCAACCCATGTCCTTCTTTGAAGACATGTACCTTACATGATCACATAAGGCGAACACCTTATGGCTGAATTTAACAGCGTCCATTCGATAGTTGTACGGCTCACCGCCATTAAACTGAGCGTTCTTTTTCTTGAATGTATTTAGATCTGTGTTCTTATCCAGAGACACATAGTTAATATTCTTTGCTTTAATAACATCCTTTGGGAGCTTACCACCATCATAGTACACAGTGAGTCTGATGTTTTTGGGCCAGAACTTTACCCAGCTTTCGATAAAACGTCGGGCATATACTTCATAGTCACTGATCCTGAAAGATGTGATTACGGTAATAGGGGTGTGTAGATCTAGTCTAGTGTTTGAGGCTGCGGTCATCTGTTGTGCTCCTGTAGGTTCAAATGTTAATAGAGTAATCTTTGTGGACCCAGATTATCAAACTCGTTTACCCATGCCTGAGAAAATGGACAAGTCCTGTATTGTGGGAACCATGGACCACCCTCGGTATAGTGGATGGCCTTTGGTGTGACGCCCTCATTTTCATCCCCAATAAAATTCCATTCGACCGGGATGTCTCCGATCAGGTCTGGGGAAGACAGCCAACCAAACTGATGTAGATGTGAGCCCATGGATGTGTTCACGGTCATAACATCTAGTTTATTATTTTCGGGGTGGCCTATGTTGAAGATCATCAGACTGCTCCAAAGTTTCATATTGTAAGCCGACTGAATCCTGCCGTCCATCTTCACTAAGGACTTCGGCTTGTAGTCATGCTTGACGACCGAGACCGCTTTGGTATCGTCGAAGTGATCCGAGATCATTTCTTGAATATCACCCAGAAACAGAAAATCACAATCGACAAAAACAACAGGTCCTTCAGATATTCCATTTCGTCTGGCAAGCTCGGGTACAAGGAACCGTGTAAAAGCAAACTCTGTAGAGAAAGGTCGTCCGTCGATTTCATCCCAGTAGTCTCCTTTCTCATCAACCCTCCATGTGCGCCAAAACTTCTTAGCATCTCGAAGTTCTTGGTGTCGTAGCGGGATGATATCTTTCTCACTCAGACCCGGGGAGTTTCTAAGGATAGAAGCGTGGCATACACGGTACACCACGTCTTCTCGGTTGTCATAACCGACAAATATTTTTGTCATTGTAGTACTTTACCAGTTTAAAAAGGATGGATGAATTCTGGGTCTAAAGTTATGGCGAACTTCTAAGACAGCGCCTTTTTCTTTATACAGGATATTAAGATAAGACTGCCAAAGTTCTCTGGCATTCTCTGCCGCTACTTCGTAGCTGTTGTAGGCCCGGTCGCTTTCAGACATTGTGAGGTCATGTAGTTCTTCCTGACGCTTCCGAATCTCTTCGGAAAGTTCTTCAACTCTTTTTGTTTTATCTTCGGTAGTCATATATATATATACTCCTAATATAATTGTGCTTGATTGGTTTGTATATGGTAAAAGGTTTCCCCTTTGTCAAGGTATCTATTACTAGCTTCCTTAACTTCTGAAGACCTCACCACATCTGAAGGGATCTTCCAGAAGTTACTACCGTCTGAGGAGACGACATAGAACGTCAGATGATCTTCGCTGTACTTATCAAGCAGTCTCTTCTTCCTCGATGGAATACGAATCTCTGACCAATGATCTGGCCACTTACCCTTCCATGAGTACTTCATCTCGGCCTCATGAAAGAAACTCTCCCCGTCCTTGGTTGTCTCTATATCTGCATAGTAATTTTCTTTGCTGTTGACAATCGAGTGACCCTCTTTTTTCAGGTAAGTACTGATGATATCTTTTGCGGTTTTGTCTGCCATGTTATACAGGCTCCGTGAGAATTTCTTTTTTAGCATCAGAGGATCTCACAGACGCCACCGGCACAGGCAAGCTCTTGTGATGCGACAGTGTTATCCTCTTTCTCATACGTGGATAGTCCTGTCCAATCGATATCCTTGGGCATAGTCATAAGCATTTCCTTATACTGCTGTTCGTTGATATCGGTGTACGGTGCTTGTTGATAGACATGGTCATCATTATTTAGAAATGCAATGCCTGATAGGTAATGAAAGTTATCATGAAGCCACGCCCCTACCTCAAGCCATTCATGTTCTTTTATCGAGACCGTAATTGAAGGCTTATGCTCACACCAAGTTGTGGCATAAATCTTCCAAAACTTTAGCTGTTGCAGCGCAGTCTTATCCGTTCGACAAATTGCATTTTCTGGCGCAGCCACCGGGAAAGAGAAGATAACATTCTGTGAATTACTTAGATCTACCTCGTTTGGAAAGCCAGCATTGATCATAAATGTTGTAAGCGGGTCTTTAATGTCAGAGCGGACAGTGCGTATATAGTAAGGACTATGACGGGCATGAATACCACTAGAACTATTAACAAGCTGAGAGACAGTACCACTAGGTTTAACACAAGTGATCGCTGCACTAGGATTAATGCCCAGTAGATCAGCGTATTCACGATTGACTTCAACTGCGTAGTCACGTAGGTCATTCAGAAGTTCTTCCAGATTAGGGTTCTCTTCGGTCAAGAGCGGGCAATCTAAAATCCCAGTCAGGGAAACACCAAGAAGCCTTTCTTCCTCTGTATTTTTAGTCCAGATTTTTCTGAGGTATTTGAAATTAGTAAGCGTGGACTGCATAGTGCCAAGGATTGTTGCGGCCTTGATCTTATCCATCAAGGTTTCTTTCGTATCAGAGGGACGGCAGACAACCTCTGTCAAATTACAGAATTGATTTGGCCTGAGAATAATCTCGGAGCATGGGTTTGTCCCGAACTCGTGATCAGGATCACGGCGACCGATTTTCCTGACATGATCTTTTGCTGCTTGTCTATTGAAGATACCCCGCTCCCCATTCTTAGACATGTAGAGAGCCAGCCACTCTTCCATGAAGACACCAATATTATCTGGCTTCTCGGTATAGCATACCGAATTATTAGCCAAGGCCCTTTGTGGATTTGCCTTGTACCACTCACCTGCTTTTGCATTTCTCATACGCAGGTCAGATAGATTAGACAGGGAGATAAGGGCTGACCTACGAACACCGCCGACAACAACCACATCTCCGATCTTGCACATGATGTCATGACACTGAAGGCTGTTAAGTTTACGCCCCGCTGCGTCTTTGAACGTGTCAACAGTGAACCTGAACAGGTCTTCAAGAGGCTCTGGTCCCGAGGCTCGACCACCAAATACTTTGAGCAAGGCCCCAGCAGGTCTGACCTTATCCATGTTCCACTGTGGGATAGACCCCTGATACAGGGACCCGATCAGTTCACGAAAACCTCTGGCCCATCCTTCTTTTGAATCTCCTACATTAATAACTGAGTCTGAATATTCCAAGGTGTCGGAGACAGCGGGTAGCTTATTAATGTAATCTCGTTCGACCGAGAACCCGACCCCTGTCCCGTTCATCAGGATATAGAGACACTCATCAAAAGCCCGTGGATGATCGACCGGGAGATACGAGCAGTTATATCCTGCCACATTCTCTCTCTTCAATGCAGGGCCAGCGGTCATCAGGCATCGCATCGATGGCATGACCTCCAGACTCAGAACCTTGTTTTCCATATACTCTCGGAGTTCTGAGTTAACGATGTCTGGTCCAGTATGTTCCTCAAAAAAGTCAAAGTATCTGGACACTGTCTCTGGAAAAGTCTCTCGACGTTCCTCGTTCTTATCCCATCGTGAATAACGAGATAGGTGAATATATTGTTGATAGGGTGTAGGCAGGTGGTTAGTCATGTTATTGGTCCTTTACTGTTACTAGGTTGATATTAGATCTGACTTGGTAATACTTGTTGTCATCAGAGCCAAGCGTAAAGGTCTCCACAAAAACTTCCGGATCATTACCTCTGTCTCTCCAGTATTTTCTAATAGCCCGTGCCAGCCTAAGACTGTTACTGTAACTACCAAGATAGTCTGGAATTTTTCTGTTGATTTCTAGCATGGCTGAACCCTTATCCTATCACATATCATGGCAAGCGCAACGAGAATTCAAGTTTGTCCTTTAACCTTTTTACCTCGGCTTGCAGGCTTTCAATTTGCACAGTCTGGTCATTTAGTTTAGAGCGCATCTTGGTCCCACCGAGTAAGTTCTTTTCAAGGCGTCCATTGAGTTTATCCAAATTGAGCCTTGCCACATCCCCGAGACTAAGATCCATATCAGAGCATAGAGCAGAGACATACCACAGCACGTCACCAATCTCCCCGGCAAGATCATCTTTAATCTCATTTAGCTTAACATCACCCCGTGTGATCTTCTTGATCTTGTTGCAAACTTCTCCAGCCTCTCCGGCCAGACCCATGGCAGGGTACACTACCTTGGCATCATCTGGGTAAACGGCAGTCTTCTTCGCCGCTGCCTGATACACATTAAAATTCAATTCAATCATTGTGTATGTCCAATCAATTTAGTTAGGTACCACTGAGCTTTCTGAAGATCTGTTACGCCGCCTTTGTTTTTATAACGGAACAAATACTTTAGGATGTTTCCCCGGAGATATCCACAGAATTCTTCTTGGGTCAGTTGGTCTTCAAGAATATCAATAACTTCGAGCTTACCAGTTTTGTAGTGTGGGGGGCTGTTGACCATGTCAATTTTATCAGACATCTATTGGAACCAAGTTACGGAGTCATTAGTATCTGAGTTAGATACACTCTCCAAAAAGATAGCTTCGTCACTATCAATAGAAGGATCATAGGCAGTGCCAATTCTCAGACATACGACTTTCCTATAGTCGAGATCCTTATAAACTTCATTGTACTCTGCTGCGGTTTGTTCACAGAGTTCTTTACTATCCCCAAAATAGATGGGGGTACTACTGATACCCGGACCCACTACAAAAGCAAATACTGTGATAGCTACATAATATAATCCCATAGTTTTAATCTCCTTATGGTGTTGTTGTGTTTATCGCTGTGTCAAGTAGCGCATTGATTCGGAATCTTTCAAACGGTTGACCGTGGAACAGAACATTCGTGGACAACCTTATCACCTGACTTTCCGAGATACCTGCGTACTCACAGACACACTCTCGATCCTCTGCTGTAACGCAGGCAGACACCACTGTCAACCATCGTGTAGCAGCACGACGATATTCACAGATAGCTTCCGAATCAGAAGACCGAGGTTCCTTGGTGGCGTCGAGAATAGCTTGGGCAATAACAGCAAGCCACATTAACCGTTCTGCACTCCAATCATTATCTGAAGTGCGGAGCATCTCATACGTCACATAATCTAGATCGACATCCGAGGATGTAGATTCTTGGTATTCTGATTCGGTCACCAATATACTAAGTCTTCCAGTAGCGTGTGTAAATTTTATTATTAACTGGATTAACTTTCTTCTCAGTAATGATGTCAACGCCCTTACGGCGGAGCTTATAGATCGCATCTCGGAGAGACACGATCCCATAATCTAGGAGGGCTTCTCTGGTAGAGATATGACCAACATCATCAAGGTGCTGTTCAATATTCGTGATCTTATTTGTCATTCCTTGTCTCCATCTTTCTTATGTTTAGAAGTCTTCTATAATTTTTTCTAGCTTTTCATTTAGATCGTGGCATACTTCTTTAGGTATGAATTTAATACCACCGATCTGTCTGTTATAGTACTCCCGTTCTTCCTGACTGTCTAGTTTATTTGTCAGGACATCGAGTTTATGCTGAGCGTTTGCTTCTGCGTATGTCAGTCCTCCTCTTGTCTCATACTGGTGGATGATTACAAACCTGAAGTTAGTAAGACCGTAGTCTTTAATAGCTTGGTGGAGATATTTTGACGAACCTTTATAAGTCTTCCAGTCCGTATAACCTACGGCTTTCTTCTTGGAATATCTTTTGAATTGTTTTCGTCCAATATATTTCTGTTTTGTTTTGTTATTGTAGACGATGTAAAGAAAACCAAAGAACCGCTTAGGGTCTAGGTCTTCTTCAAAAGAAACTTCCCACGGCGTCAGTGTAATACTTTGGCTTGTCGTTCCAGCCTTTTTCTTCGAAGAGCCCCTCGCCGTTGTTCGAGTCCGCCCAACACGTATGTTTGAAATCGCAGTAGACACATCCTGATCTAAGATACTGTCGTCCGTCCTTCTTGGCCGTGACCGGGGTAAAGCATCTTTCCGGGGGTTCTTCCTTGCTGATGATTTCCTTGGCTTCGGCGATCCTTTCTTTGGCATCTGGCATTTCCATGTCAGTGACTGGCATATAACAAATCTCTCCAGTCACTTTGTTAATAGCAAGAAACCCGCCCTCATGTGCATTGTCAGCCTGAACGTAAGCACCTAGCTGCTGCATATATCCGAATGGATCGTCTTGTAAATCTCCTTTTTTAAATTTCTGAAATCCAAAGTCAGACGCACTCTTTGCGTCAACGATGATACCATCAATCTTACAGTCGATGTGTCCTTTGACACCGTCAATTTCATATTCTCTTTGCTGGTCCGTGACGGTATGTCCGGCGGTCTTGACTAAAAGAAGAAGCAGGGATTCGAGTAGATGACCATAAGTGAATTTAAGTAATGTGTCATAAGGCAAAGAACTCTCGGCACTTTTCATATGTGCCATGTACCATAACTGTCTGTTCTTTTTGCCAAGAGAAGAGAAGCGGAGGGTACTTTTCTCTTTCTCTTTTTCCGAATCCCTGCGTTCTTCGAATAGGCCAGTGACCGTTTCACGTACTTCGTCAAGGAAATCATCCATGTCTTTTGCAGAAGGAGAAGACTCACCAGATTCAATGGTTTTTTGAATGTTCTTTACGATGTTGTGAAGTGTCACTGACCTAAACCTCAGAAGGGCAAGTCGTCATCTAGATCAGCATTTGATCCCGAGACTTCTGAGCTAGGCGCTACGAATCCATCTTCTTCATCGAACCCATCAGAGCCACCATCATATTCAACAAGATTAATAATCTGAACCTTATCGATAGAGAACCCCCACTTGTTCCACTTCGACATGAAGAACCGGGACACAAGAACCTTTACATCCGTTCCCCATCCAATGCTACTAAGGATGTCATCAGAAACTCTATGCTTCTTAGCATCAACTACAATAGGTGCTTGATTCTCTTCACCCTTTGCGTTCCTCACATTCTTATGCAGAGACACAAACGGATTATCCATAATAGCTGTTGGCTCTTTTAGCGTCATGTTATTATTCAGGGCAAGTTCCTGCATGTCCTCTTCCAGAGACAGAGCCATTCCCCAGCGTGGAGTATAAGCTGTGTCAGGAAAGTCGGGATGTAGGTGACCGTAAAACAATTTACCCGAGAGAACGAAACGTGATGGTGAAGTATCTTGTGTAGTAGCAACTGTCTTCTTTGTCATAGTTTATATGTTCCTTTATGTGTGTGTGTATCTATCTAGCTAGGTATCCGGGTTCTCCCGGCCTACCCTCTAGGTGGGGATGGGCCGACGGGTCGTCAACCCTCGACCCGAGAAAATTTTCAGTGGGTCTCTGCCCAGCTTTCGCCAATTACAACAGAACAATTTAGGTCACAATTAAACCCAAGAATTGTTTTGGTCTTCTTGATAGAAGCATGGACGGCATCAGTTAGTTCATCAGTATCCTTTCTGTTAACTTCGAATTGGATTTCATCATGGATGTTGGCAACAGGAACTGCACGAATTCTTTTTTGTTTAATTACCCTGTCAATCTGAACCAACCATGTTTTACATATGATAGCCCCAGCACCTTGGAGTAAATAGTTTAGAGCAGTATGGGGAAACTGAACTGGTATACGTCGTCCATCCAACGCTGTTATATATCCACGTTGAACCTCTCGTTCTACCTTTGACTTCAGGGTCTGAAGTTTTGGTAAGGATGTCATGAAAGTATCTATCATAGTCTTACCTTCTCGTGATCCTCCCCCCACAATCTGACCAATCTTTGCAGGACCTGCCCCATAAATCAAAGCGTAAATAAATGTCTTGGCCTGATCTCTGGTATCAAGTCCTGCTTTGTTCTGATTGAATGTATGGATGTCACCATCTAAAACTTCCCGTGTAAATTCTGGATCATTCATGTAATGAGCAAGGCATCGAAGCTCAAGCCCTTCTGCATCAGTGCCGAGCAACATGTTGTTCACCCGGTCCTTTGGAACCCAGAGGCTCCGGCATCTATCGCCATACACGGCTCTCACAGAGGGCACCTGAGCCATGTTAGGATTGTTATGTGTCATCCGTCCTGTGACTGTGCCCAGTGTCCTGACACTACCGTGAACCATGTTATCTTCATCAGCAGCAGCAATCCATGACTGAACTTGAGCTTTCCTTTTTTGTAGTGTCAGGTAGTCTACCATCTTCAAAGCCTCGGGACTGCCTATATCTTTCAGGATTGTCTCATCAATCTTTGGTTGTCCGGTTGGTGTGAACTCTTTCGGCTCCCACCCAAACTTATTAATTAAACGGTCACCAATTTGCTGACGGCTCCCCGGATTAAAGGGGATGATCTTTGTCTTTGTCTTCATCTGGATCGTGGTAGGTTCAAAGATATCCTGAAGTTCTTTTTCTGCAATGTTAAGGCTATCTTCAAGAAAAGCGTAGAAGATCATGGCCTCTGGCATATCAAGACAGAAGCCATGATCTTTTTGTTTGTCTATGATGTGTCTAACATGACGTTCCATTTGCAAAACATTCTCAAGTATATCTTTGTTGTTACGCAGGGTCATCCATACTTTTGCATTTACCGAAACATCTTGTACACAATACTCAATCATCTTTTCAGTAAGGCCCCCGGCAAAGTCAGTGAACTCCTGCTTTGGAAAGTTAAGTATCTTACCCCAGTTTTTCAGGGAGTTACCGCCTTCTCTTCTCGGGTCAGCAATCTGAGACATCAGCAGAGTATCCTCGGCCTGATGCTCGATCTGTATGTCCATCCTTAATAGTCTGTTGATAATTGGGATATCAAAACTGATGATATTATGGCCCACAAAAATAGTATTGTGTTTACCCAAGAATCTTTTCCTGAAATCGTTGAGGCTTGGGTAGCCGAAGCCCCCACCATAGGTGAAGACCTCGGGAATTCCAAAGCTGACTTCCTGTACCCCAGAAAACTCAGACACCTTTTGAATTACAACACAGTAAATCTTTGTTGCGTCTAGGGCATCCGTCTCGATATCAAGGATATATTTATTACCATAGGGGTTTTTCTGCATCTACCATTTCCCTGATCATTCGTTCAAAGCCAATCGTTGGCTCCCACCCTAATTCATATCGTGCCTTGTCTGCATTTCCACAAAGCCTCGTGACATCATTAGGTCTGAGATCTACCGGTGTATTATGTTCCACGATTTCTGTCCAATCCTGTATTCCAATATGATTGAACGCCACGTCCAGAAGATCTCGAATGGATCGGGTAACTCCCGTTGCCAGAACGTAATCGTCTGGATCTTGTTTGTCAAGCATCATCATCATGCCCCTCACATAATCAGGTGCCCAGCCCCAGTCCCTGACTGATTCGATGTTACCGAGCTTGAGCTTCTGGCCTGTGGTAGGGACATATCGTTTGTAGTCTGCCACGAATGCTGTCACCTTACGTGTCACAAAATCTTTACCACGTCTGGAACTCTCGTGGTTGAACAGGATACCTGAACATGCAAACAACCCATATGATTCTCGGTAAACCCTGACCATATGATGAGCCGCTGTCTTGGCAACACCGTAAGGAGATGCAGGGCTAAGTGTGGTGCGTTCAGATGCCATACCTGATGCCACCGTTCCAAACATCTCAGATGTTGATGCCTGATAAAACTTGGTATGTGGGGATGTGAGTCGAATTGCTTCGAGCATTCCGAGTACTGCGTTGGCATTCACGTCAAAGGTTGTATCAGGATTTTCAAAGCTGTATCCAACATGACTCTGTGCTGCCAGATTATAGAACTCGTTGGGTTGTTCCTTTTTAATTAACGACATCATAAAAGAGGTGTCGCAAATATCTCCCTCAATCTCTCGGTACTCTGAGTCGTAGTGTACGGGACCTCGATCATATTTAGATGAATGACGGCGGCTTATACCAGTAACTTGGTAACCCCTGTCGAGCAACATTCTGCTTAGGTAGTAACCATCTTGTCCCTGTACACCAGTGACGATGGCTCGTTGGTTTAGCTGTGCTTTTGACATGTTTAAAAACCTTCATGTGTTGTGTCATTGATGTCATCAAATACTTCGGACATTCTCCCGGTCTCTTTACACCAGAGAAGTTTACTGCCGGGGCCTGACTCACCAGAGAACCGGTTCTTCAGAACCCTTAGCTGCGTAGTGTTTCTGGCGATAGGGTCTTCTGCTTGGCTGTCCCGTTCCAGACCGATGACGATATCTGAAAGCTGACCAATACCAGCGGAGCCTCGTAGCTGCGAAAGCGTGGTGACTCCACCAATTTCATGGCCACCACCCTGTGGCCTCTTGAGATGTGAAACAATAAACAATGCAATATTAGTTTCTTGCACCAGCATTCTCAGCTTTGTAACAATTTCATCCAGTGCTTTCCGTTCATCACCATTTTCTTGGGACGATACGATGATCGAGATGTGATCAAGGAAAATGTACTGGCACTCTAAACCTTTGGCCATATACCGGATACGGTTGATGATATTATCGATCTCGGTTGATCCGAAATGATCATACAGATACACACGTCCAGAGCCCACGGTATTTTTAAAAGATGTTCTCATCTCATCCTTGGTATACGTGGTAGTCGGTAGATGGAATTGTTTGTTCGCATCAATAGACATGAGCCCCAGACCAGTACGCCTGATGCTTTCTTCCATAAACAAAGCACCCACTTTCTCGTCGGTATTTTGTAGGATGTGATAGATAATTTCTCTGAGGATGGCAGACTTACCAATGCCTGATCCGGCAGTGACTGTGACAAGCTCACCTTTACGAATGCCATATGTCAGATCATTGAGGGCCTGCCATGGGTAGTCGATTGATTCGTTAGTCAACTCGGTACTGACAATGTCCCAGATGTCTGTGCCACAGATGATACCATCAGGACTGATTGGCTTTGCTTCCCACCATTCTCGACTGAATGTTGAACTGTCATTGGCGTTGAGATATTCACAAGGATCTTTACGATGCATGGGCATGATCAGGCACTGACCTACCTCAAAGATCTGACTTAGTTTCTCTGCGGCTTCCTTGCCCGGTTTGTCATTGTCCAAGGCCAAGACAACCTTGTCGTACTGATTAAAGAACTCTAGATTTTTCCTGATATCTTTCTCGGCTGAGTTCGCACCAGACTTCAGGGATACGACAGGCCACTTTGATCCGAGCATTTGGTAAGCAGCAAGGGCATCAAGTTCTCCCTCGACAAGAGTGATGTACTTACCCTTGCCAGAGAATAACTGCTGTCCAAACAAAGATGAATCAGAGAACGATCCGTTATCGGATGTCATGATCGAGAACGATTTATTCTCCACGTCTCTTTTCTTATATGCGAGAACTTTCTGTCCGTTATAATCGTAGTAAGGGTAAGCATGGCTGACGATGTTACCGTCGGTATCTTTACGAACTTTAACACCATACTTTTTCGCTGTTTCTAAACTGATACCCCGATCAGGGATAGGTTCAGTTGTGAATTTAGAGTTCATCCTTTCTCCTTTTGATTCCTGAATATGATTACGAGAGTGCGGTACATAATCTGGCCTAGTATCTGACAGCATGTCTGTCTTTTTACAGACAAAGCAGTGAAAGTGTGAACCAATGTCTCCATTCTCGTGAGTATCTCTATACTCGGAGTTCCCATCTGAACTCCCACAGTTTGTGCAGGGTAAATGTCGTACAAAAACTGAGTCTGTTATTGGGTTATTTCTCGGCATCATAGTTCCAAAGTGTGCTTGCTATATCATGAATCATTACTTGAACATCACCTACATTACTATTCAGCTCATCAAAGTGTATTGCATAGAGCGTAGTTATAGACTTAAACAGATTTTCTAGATTGATTCGTTGGGAATACAGATGGTGTTCCCCAAGGCTCTTCTGCTTTTCCATAGAGGATTCGTATACTGAAGTGATATCCTCAAGGATAGTCCATGTCTTTAACACGGATGTCTTAACTTGTTCTTGTTTATCCAGCAGTTCACTGAACTGTTTCTTTAACTCGTCGTTGTTAGTCATGATTAATTCTGATCCTTTGATTATGTTAGTGCTGTGATTTTGTGGTAGCAGATGTGGTGAACACTGTAGGACTCGAACCTACGACCTGCGGCTTAGAAGGCCGCTGCTCTATCCAACTGAGCTAAGTGTCCGAATTACTAAAGGCCGTGTATGGGATGTTAGGGCATTGTTCAATAAGAATCTTCTTGCATTTCTCTGCGATTACCCTGTGTTCTTTCTGCGTCTCGGGGCCGGAGCGCAGGGCAACATAGTGAATCCAAGACCGGAGTGTACCATGCATGAAGAGCCTTGTCGAGACCAAACCTTCAGGCAGAATTGCCCGGGCCTGCTCTTTGGCGATGCCATGTTCCAAGGCCCAGCGATATGCTTTGCCTGCTGCCTCGACTACATCGTACATCTGGAATCCCCACTGCTCTGAGAGCTTCTGATGTTCTTCGTTCTCATAGTCAAGTTCAATAGAATTCTGGCGGTTCTTATTATCCTGAAGCCGGGCTGCTCTTTTTTCCCAGAGACAATTAGGGTGCATCTCAAACGATGTCTTGGCATATCGCTGTGAGAATTCCTGAAAGGAAAACGAGCGATGCCTTAACATTTGCCGTGAGATATCTCGGGTCGTTGAGATATCCATACACATCGAGACCATCTCAAACGGTGACCAATGTTCATGGTCAATGAGGTACTGTAGAAGACGCCCATCAGATTTATTCTGGGACTCTGGGTTAGAAACTCTGGCATAATAGAGCACTGATTCCTCCGGGGTTTTACCCGGTATCGTGGATATGTGGGATAGATTCACTGAGATTGGCATGTGGTCTTTGACTCCTTGGTGTTGGGTGTGACCCTGAGTATCACAGTTGACAGGGTGGTTCATGTGTGTTAGGCTAGGCAGGAACCCCGGGAGGTACTAGGTATATCTAGAATATACCACGGATACCACGGATAGCTCTGAGTAGCTCTGAGTAGCTCTGAGTATCTTGGATAGTGTACCTTATTATTCCTTACTCTCTAGCTAAGGTTTCTAGAATTTCTAGGATTCTCAGAGCTACCTCTAGCTACTCCTAGATCAGGCGGGTGTTTATAAAAGATGTTATGTTAGTGGTGGTGGGATGTTGTGGTTCACCATCCGAGATGTTCATGGGGGTACTGGGGTGTGATTCTAAGGGGTGCTGGGTAAGCCAAAGGATCTTTGTGGTACGTGGGTACCACTAAGTGTGAAACACATGTCTCAGCCCGTAGCTCTGTATCATGTGGCGGCATATGATACAGGGTTTCGATGATACTGTGTCACCATCCTTGTTGAATCGGACGACCAAGATGTCGGCGTCATAAACTGATTCAGGACCCCCATGTTTGTTCATGGCTTTAATCAGGGCATCGGTCTCAGCATGTAAATAGATCTTATGATCTTTCCCAAGTCTCTTGGCCCAGTATGCCTGTATGGGGTGTGTCTTAAGTTTATTGCGACCCAGAGACAGGGTTCTGCCTCTGGGTCCAATGATCATTGCAACATGGTTTTGAAAAGGGACTTTTGTCCCCTGTGTTTCTTTCTGTGTGATCCTACGGTCACTGGCATACTCCCTTAGTTTATTAATGTGCCCCTGATATATATCGTCATCCTCTCGCATAAGATGGATCATCTGATATTCCCCAGACCAGAATAGAACTTATCAAGATCAGACAGGAAGTCGTTAATCTCAGTAAGACTAAGTTGCTCATAAGGTGTGGCTGATACAGTCTCGATATAGTCCCTGACCAGATCAGAGTGTACTTCTGTGCCCTCAGGCTGTTCTTTGTTTGTCATTCTATCTATCCAATTTCCGATAGTTTATTTCTAAAAAGCGATGTTCCAGAAGGACTCACATGTTGCTCATACCACATATAAGCATAAGACTCCCCCCATTTATCTGTGAATTGTTTATATGTCATGTCATGTGCATCGTCTTCCATATCCATTAGCAAGCTTTTGACTTTTCCCATAATCCTACCTCCGAGGCATGTTGGTGTTGATGATAAAAAACAGGATGATCGCAGGGATAATGAACAAGAATAAATCCATTATGCTGCGATCCCACTTTGGCTATCATTGGTCAAGGTCTTCCAAGCATCAGACTTGATCCATGAATTAACCCGAGTATTGCGTCGATCCAGACGCTCATGGTGTGTGTCATTAGCAGAACGACTAAGGCCAAATCGCTCTGAATCGTGGGATGCAAAGAATGTCATGGCGCTATACAGAGACCAGAGATTATTACCACGTACTTGGGCCTCATCAATATACTGGTCATATAGCTTGTGACCCATACGATTGAGCCTGATACGTTCCGTAGAAGAATGCATATGACCAAGATCATCAGGATCCTCTTGTTTATTCGGGAGAATCTTTTCGATAAACCTAAGCGCATCGGAATTTTTGAGTGGCGTATTGGCCATGATGTTATAACGGGTCACCTGATTTGAATACTGGGCCAATGCCTGACCAAGAATCCCTTCCATGTTTGGGATCTCATGCGACCCTTTGTGAACCCGTTTGAATACGTCGAACTCACCATGGATCATTCCATTGGTGCAAAAAAAATCGATAGCTCCGAACAAGACCTTATTAGAACCGGAACCGTCAAAGCTATTGTCAACGATAATACGGAACCCCAATTTGGTCTCGTGTTTATCGTTCTTAATCTGGCGCTCAATATCGGGGAACACATATTCCCGCCAAGTCCGAGCATAGCCCCGGCTCTGATGGTTAATCACATGGTAGTTCTGGTGGGGAAGCTCATTGTCAATGGCTCCTTCGACCTTGTCGAATACCTCTGGATTAGAGATAACCCGGAACTTGGAACCCACAATGCCAAGGACATTGTTTGTCTCCGGATGTAGGATTGCCTTGTGATTAGGACATTCCCCGTGAACCGTTGAAATGTTATGGACAACGGGTTCGAAATCGAGATCGATGACACTCATGATATTATTAGCTCCTTAGTGTTGTGGATAAGAAACGTTGGGAATCTTATGATCCCAACAAGCACGACATGTATCACACTTACCGTCTCTTGTATAGGCTTCACATGTAAACCCTACAGGCTCTGTAGAACTACTATGAACCGTGGAAGTATGTGTGAACTTTGCATAGTCCAACGGGGGCTGGTCTATGTTAGGCGATGATACCCGGACTACCATGTTGTCAGGGATAGGCTCATTGAAAGCCCTGATAATCCGATACTCTTTTGTAGGAAGCCAGAACTTAATATCGGGTAACTGGGTAGCGATGAAGATCCAGTCACGAAGCATCTGGACACTCTGAATATCCCCGGAATCGAAGATGCGGAAATACTTAGATTCTTCTGGGGAATCTTGTGGGATACGCTTCCTGACTAGCTCAATCATAGCGTTGCGCCATTTGATATTGTTCCGATTATAACCAGCGATCCGGTTATTATGGGACGTTACCACGGATTCATATAGGTAATTACCCCGGAGTGCATAGCACTTGTGGCATACAGAACCCTTGATCTTAACAAGGTTACCCCCGGTCTTACACAGTTTTGCACTGATACCCCACGAAGGCCCCGGCATTTTACTGGGACGACCAAGGTCAGATCCCACATACTCTTTGAGAACTTTAAGTGTTGTCATTAGTGTGCTCCATATTTAACTGGCATTGCCTTGAATAAATACTCTGATTCATTGTTATGGTGTACTTCGATAGTACGATACTGGGGATAATCTTTGGCGACATCCTCGATTGATTCATAAAGATCCGCATTGACATTGTACATGCCGCCTTCCCCATGTCCACCACATTGAGTGCAGGGTACTAAACAATCCGTAATCCATGGTCCGTTCTGATTAACAGATCCACGTCGAACCGTGTATTCCCCGGTCCCTTCGCAGTGTTCGCAATTAAATATGATGCAGTATTCCATGGTCACTTAACTCCAATTAAGTTTTCTAATTCATTTTTGTTAGGCAAAGCCTCAATTTCCACTGTCTGTTCCGCAGATTCTGATTTAGGTTTCATGGCATAGCAATGGATGATGCGGGGTTCCGTTTTAGCAAACTCACAAACGTTACGTTCCATGTTATTTAACTCCTTTGATAAGATCGTTTTCCATGGTCACTTCTGCAAAGAACTCACGTCCTAATCCGGTAATGTGGGGCCTATTGGCCACAATGATTACACCATTGGACTTGTATTCCGGACCAAACATACTGGTCTCGATATACCTCAGACGTTTACCGATCTGGGTCTTAAGTTCTTTCTTGGAAGGATAGGTCACTATCATTGTCATATCTCTGATCTCCTTAGAGTTAGTTATTCTAAACCTTGTTTAATCAGATATAAGATTATTATATATCTAGGTGACAAGGCTGGTTTCGATGGGCCAAGTCTGGCAACCCCACGGCACCTTGTCAAGCATCTTGTAACCCCTTGTTTTTGCAGGCTTTTTCCCGGCACCGTGGCAAAAACCACACAGTCAAGCGGTTTTTTTCCGGGCATCTCGGCTGACTAAGTCCCTGACCATAAGTGTTACTTTAATATCACAGTCAATAGAAAAACTAATGTATGTTCTTGTCATGTTCTCATATGTTTATCAGGGGATTGTTCACGGTTTGTTCCAAGTTAAACAAGATGTTCACGGTTTGTTCCCGGAGTTTTATTAAAGTTTGTTCATGGTTTGTTCCACAACATGGGGATATGTTCACGGTTTGTTCTTAAACACCATGATCAAAGTTTGTTCACGATATGTTCTGAGGACATGTTCAGGTTAGTCTGCTGATAAAATAAGAAACGTTCATTATAAAATCATATAGATATATATATATAATTGTAATTAAGAATCATTCTCATTGTAATTAAGAACTATTCTCATTGTGATATAAATGTTACAGTCAAGACAATAAGCCATGCGTCAGACGCATACCAGCCATGCAAAAAAAGCATGTGATTCCCGGGAAACTTCCTGTATAGTCCACTCATGACCAAGCAGAAGGCCACGGCGGCCCAAGCCGAAAACAATATCAGCACGAACCATTCTGTTGATATTGTTATCACTGTCCCACTCAACGCCTTTGAGCAGGGCGCACCCTTAAAGGCTACTGGCGACATCCTCGCTGGCCATTGGGTCAACCTATCAGGCAATGCTTCTGTTAGCATTGTAGGCTTGCCGGAAGGCACCGATATAATCGGCACCTTTAACGGCTTCAAGAAAAGCCTTACACTCCGGCACGTAACAGAACGTGCGGAACCTAAGGCCGCCAAGGAAAAAGCCGAACGCCCCGCAGCAATTAAGCTGTTCGGCTAAGTTAACCCGCTAAACAGCCCGGTCACTTTCACGGTGACCGGGCGAAAGCGTGCCCGGTTTGTTCACGTTTTGTTCTTTATGGTTTATATCCGGAGATGTTCACGGTTTGTTCCTTTGAAGATTTGCGGGAGGGAGTCTGGGGAAATGTTCAGGTTAGTCCTGAAGAACAGCGGAAAAGAAAAAGAGAGGGACCCCAGATCTCTCCGGGGCCCCAGTGTGTCAGGCTCTGATGATTTCGATGTAGATTATCAGGCACGTTGCCCAGAGTATCAGAGAGATAGCGCCAGCGTGGTTAGAGAGTGAGTCCTTATACATGGTCGTCATCCTTGGTGATAGTTGGGACCCCGGGGTATCCGGGGTCCCTAGTGATCAGAGACTCATTACGGAGTTGATTCCGCTTTCGGCTTCCATCTCGTCCAGCAGGACGTGTATCCGCTGTACTGCTTGATCGGCTTCCTCAAAGCGAGACACGTGTAGCATCATGACCATGAAGTCCACGTTGAATCGTACTTGTTCGATCAGCGTGGTCGCAGGCTTTGTTGTGGTAGTCATGTCTCAATTCTCCTTGGTGATAGTTGGGCCCCGAGTTATCCTCGGGGCCCCGTGGTTATCAATCGACTGTGACAGAGAAAGACATCTCCCGGACTTTCTTGTCGATCATGTCCTCGATCTCGTTCTCATAGTCGTGGATGTCGAAGCCTTCGACGCTCGAGAGCGCCGCTTCAACGACCTCTTCAACGACTGTAGGGAGACGGCTCTCGACCATCTCCGCCGCACGCTCGTCGATAATATCGAGAAGCAGTTCGACCAGTTGGGTGATTGAGTCCTGCATTGTCTTAAGTCCTCTGTGTTGTCGGATCGTGATTGATCCGATGTATGCAGGATCTCATAGATCGATCATGACTTACAGAAAATAATGCACCTATTTGAAATTATTTTGTACCCTGTTTGTTCTTCCCGTGATTGTTCTACGGATTGTTCCCTGTTTGTTCTTCCCGTGATTGTTCTAGGGTTTGTACCCTGTTTGTTCTTCCCGTGATTGTTCTACGGATTGTTCCCTATACGTTCCCCAAGGTAAAAAGCAAAGCAATCTCTGTGCTAATCCAACCCACATCGCCCGAGGGGGAGGGGGAAAAATGCGCCCGTCTACTTCTGTTATAACATACCACCCCCACATAATTTCAAAATTTCAGACTTTACATAGAACAACATCTTACAAAGACCCCCCTTATGTTTTTTCTGAATTACCCCACCCCCAAAAATTTTTTATAATTTGCACATCGGTGTTATCCTCGATATGAAAATAGAGGGGTCTCCTATGGAGCTGCTAGAATCAGTTGGATCATTGTGGCCCATAGGGGTATCGTTCATAACACTGGTTGTTGTCCTCTCCAAAATGCACGCTGAAATCGATATCTTGAAAGAAAAAGTAAAGACATTATTTGATCTATACAACGACATACGTTCGAGTAAGAAAGACAAGTGACCAAATGAGCGCCCCCCAGAAACAACCACGTCAAAGCAGGCATCTTCTTCTCCAGTACAAGGGAACCACACTGGATGAGCTAAAGGAACTTGCATCCATCCATTCCAAGGCGGGTCATCGGATGCAGCAAACCATCCGTGACCGTAGGATCACACACGACCCTGATGCCGGAAACCCTACCGGTGATTTTTCTGAACACTACGCACCTGCTACTCTGGGTCTCATACGAAAAGAAATTTACTACCGTGAGAGATTCGGCGGAACCACGGTCTCGGAAAAATACCCAGATCTTTTTACTGTAAAAGGCCCCAAAAGCCCTCAAGCGATAAAAAAACAGGATAAGAAATTGTTGAAACAATATGATAAGTACCTAGAGACAAAGGATCTGGATGGACCAAAGTTTTATCAGAACGGTTCCTACAAGGACATCACCCGTGTCACCCTGAGCAACGGGCTGACAATGAGAGAAGAAAAGTTTTGTCTTAACTACATCGCCACCGCAGATCCTATTGAAGCATGGATAAAGTCAGGGTATGATCATAGTTATCCAAACTACGATGTCCATGCACGTATGTGGGTCAGGCAACCAAAGATTCAGGAAAGGATCAACGAACTAATGGAAGAAGCAAAGGAAAAGATGCGTTGGAGCGCCGACAAGGTACTGGACAGATTCGACGAAATCTACAAGAGTGCGATGGCAGAACAGGATCACACGAACGCTTCCCGTAGCATGGAGCAGATCGCCAAACATCTTGGTATGTTCATTGACCGGTCAGAGTCACGGATCGGCAATCTTGACAGCATGAAGTCCGAAGACATCGACACCGACATTTCAAAGCTCGCTGACGTTGTCGGACTCAAGGTTGTCAATGGTGGAAAAGACTAACACTGTGTCTTTGGCATTTCGGTCACACTTCGGACAATCACCTGTTCTTCAGAACATCTCCCCCTAGTATAACTCTGCACATTGATCCATCGACAGACCCCTTCGAACATACGAACATGATAGCAACAAACGAAACCACAAAAGAAAAACTCCGTGATGTCCTTCTGGAAAAGATGGTATCTCAGTCGAGATCAGACTTTTTCACATTTACAAAGGCAATCGCCCCAATTCTCATCCCCGACTTTGTCGTGGGAAGACACATTGAAGTAATCTGTGACACCCTACAGAAAGTCTCGGAAGGCGAGATCAAACGGCAGATGGTCTTCCTACCACCCCGCTCATCAAAGTCTGTCCTATGTTCCAAGATCTTTCCAGCATGGCACATGGGTTTACACCCTGCCCATCAGATCCTGTGCGTGTCTCACTCCGACCGTCTCGCCACCGACTTCGGTCGATCAGTCAGGGACATTGTAAATGACCCCCTATTCTCGGTAATCTTCCCCGGTGTATCCCTCAGAAAAGACGTACGGGCCGCAGGCAAATGGGAAACAAACCAGAACGGTGTCTACTTCGCCGCCGGTGTAAAGTCCCAGATCGCTGGACGTGGCGCTCATGTTGCAATCCTTGACGACGTAATGTCCGAGGAAGACGCATTCTCCGAAGCCGGACGGCGCTATGTAAAAGAATGGTACCCTGCGGGCCTAAGAACCCGCATGATGCCAAACGGCGGAATCATCATCATCAACACCCGGTATCACGAGGACGACATCTGCGGCTGGCTCCTCCGAAACTCGGAGGAGGACGAGTGGAACGTCCTCAAGATCCCTGCATGGATCGATGAAGAATCCTCAAAAATCCTCAGTCTCCCTGTCGGCTCCTCATACTTCCCCGAATGGAAAACCACAGAATCTTTGAAGCTCGATGAAGCCGAGATCAAGAAGTATAACGGGACACGTTATTGGGAAGCCCTGTACATGCAGAACCCTGTCCCTGCCGAGGGTGGTCTCCTGAAAAAAAGTTGGTTCCAAGAATGGGAACACCCTGAGCCCCCCGAGTGTGACTTCATCATCCAGACCTTGGATACCGCATTCTCCACCCGGAGCACGGCGGACAACTCGGTGATTCAGACATGGGGAATCTTCGAGTCTATCGAGGTTGATTCTTCGGGTCAGGAACACCATGTAGGGAACCTGATCCTTCTGTCGAATGTCGTAGGTAAATTCGAATACCCCGAACTCCGAATGATCGCCCAAGATCTTTACTCTGAGCACTCCCCAGACGTGATGATCATTGAAAAGAAAGCCAGCGGTCAATCCCTGATCCAAGACTTGCGACGTGCTGGTCTTCCAATCCGTGAGTACACTCCTGACAAAGACAAGGTCTCAAGGGTCAACGCAATTTCACCCTTGGTCGAAAGCGGAAGAATCTGGATTCCAAAAGAAAAACCATGGGGCGATTCTCTGATACTCGAAGCAGCATCATTCCCCAATGCCGCCCACGATGATCAGGTCGATGCCATGACCATGGCAATCCACTACATGCGAGAATCATGGAGACTTGAGCATCCCTTCGATTCGTCCTATAATCAGGAGGACGAACCCCCGGGACAACCTCGGGGTAAGACCTACTGGAATTCAGTAGCTGCTTAGAAACCCAAGGACACCCATGGCACTCCCTAACGACAACATTAACATCCTAGATTTTATTCTCCCAGACGAAATGGATCTAGACGCTATTCCTTTTGAGCCAGCCCCCGAGATTTTTTTCTCGGACAATCTCGCTGAAGAATACCTTGATGAATCCGAGATCGAAAGAATCGGAAGCATTGTCATGGACTCTTACACGTCAGACAAAGAATCCCGGGCTGAATGGGAAAGCATGTTCGAGAAAGGCTTCGAACTCCTTGGTCTCAAGTTAAACACAACCTCTGAGCCTTTCGAGGGTGCCTGCACAGCCGTACATCCCCTACTGATCGAGAGCGCCGTAAAGTTCCAATCAAAGGCTTCCGAGGAACTCTTCCCACCACAGGGTCCTGTTAAAGCCCAGATCATCGGCAAATCCAATGCTGAAAAAGAAGACCAGTCCGAACGTGTCCAGTCATTCATGAACTTCCAGCTCACCGAAGTAATGCCAGAATACTTTGACGAATTCGAGCGTATGCTCTTCCATCTCCCACTTGTAGGCTCGGCATTCAAGAAAATCTACTATGACCCCGCCTCGGAACGCCCTGTCTCCGAGTTCGTCCCCGTTGACCAGTTCTATGTCTCGTACAACGCCACGGACCTACGCCGGGCTGACCGATACACCCACGTCATTTACATGACCCCCCACGAACTCCAGAAGCAGATCATGTCCGGGATGTATCGTGACATCGATCTCTCAGAGCCCGGAAACTTCCAGCCATCGACCATGAGCCAGACAATCAACTCAATCATGGGCATCGAATTCAACGCCGAGCACGACAAGCAGTACACCCTGCTAGAACAGCACCTGTACCTCGAACTCGAGGATGACGAATTCCCATCACCTTATATTGTCACCGTTGAAAACGACTCTGGTCAGGTCCTCGGCATCCGACGCAACTGGAACGAAAACGATCCAACCCGTGAGAAGAAGATGTACTTCACTCACTACAAGTACGTCCCCGGCTTCGGCTTCTACGGTCTCGGCCTGATTCACTTCCTCGGTAACATGACCATGTCTGCCACTCTGGCAATGCGTTCCCTCCTAGATGCTGGCCAGTTTGCCAATCTACCCGGCGGCTTCAAGGCCCGTGGCATCAGGATTGTCGGCGGTGATGATCCCATCGCCCCCGGCGAGTTCAAGGAAGTCGAAGCAACGGGTATGGACCTGAACAAGGCCATTGTCCCACTCCCTTACAAGGAGCCTTCCCAGACCCTGTTCCAGCTTCTGGGCTTTATCACGCAAGCCGGTCAAAAATTCGCAGACTCCACGGACGCTGTGGTATCTGATGCATCGAACTACGGACCCGTGGGTACGACCTTGGCTCTTATCGAGGCTTCAGCAAAGCTCTTCTCGGCCATTCACAAGCGCCTACACAAGAGTCAGAAAGATGAACTCCGGATTTTGGCCCGGCTAAACTACGAGTTCCTCCCAGATGAGCAGATGATGATCCCTATTCCGGGCCGTGAACTACCTGTCACCCGTTCTGACTTCGACGGACGTGTCGATATCATCCCGGTCTCTGACCCTAACATTCCCTCACAGGCTCATCGTCTGGCACAGGCCCAGCTACTTCTCCAGATTTCAGCACAGTCAACCCCCGGCACCTATGACATGCGAGAAGTACACAGGTCCTTGCTCACAGCCGCCGGTGTACGGGAACCATCACGTTTCCTATCCGCCGAAAAGGAACCTCAGGAACAAGATCCTGTCTCTGATATTCTGGCGGCATCAAAGGGTCTCCCGATCTCTGCCTTCCCCGGTCAGGATCATCAGGCATACATCCGAGTCTTCACATCATTCTTGCAAGACCCCACCCTTGGCCAGAACAAGATTCTTCAAAGCATCGGTCCGATCCTACAAGCCGCCATCAGGGATCATATGATGATGCAGTATCAGGAGACCATGAGTGGTCTGATGAATGAAGCCGGTGTCGCACAAAACCCAGATGTCATGCCCGAGATCATGGCCGAGGCCGCTCAACAGATCCTGAATGCTAACCAGCAGCTCGGTCAGTACCAGAGTCTGGAACAGCAGCAACTAGCCCTAGAGTCCAGAAGTCTTGAGCTAAAGGAAAAGAGCTTAGATCAGGACAACGCCAGAGAGATGGCCGACCTCTCCCTGAAGAAACAGGAACTCGACATCCGCCGCCGTGGTCAGGACATCGACGCAGCAAAAGACATCGGTGTCAACACAATCCGAAACAAGGAAGCCGAGAACAAAAAGGACATCATGCTCCAGAAATTCCTTTTGGAAGGACTTGGCAAGATGCGAGACATTAACTTATCACAAGAGACCAAAGGATTTGCCGACGGCGGAGCCGCAGAAATCAAAGGGTATAAACCCGGAGGCACGGTAACCTTTGACGATGTCATTGCCTTGATCAATAGCTACGATCCTGAACAGCTAGGTACCGGCTCTGATATTTACCCCGACGAAGCCCGTGCCATGGCGGAAGCAGCAGCATATCGAAACAACATGAGTATGTACGAAGATATTCAGAACACTAAGAAATCACAGTTCTCTGAAACCCCGGATATTAATGTATCAGGGTTAAAAGTACCAGAAGTAGAGCCCCTGTCTCCCACCGACGCAAGCATGTTCAAGGCTATGCAGAGTCTGCCAGAAGTAAAGCCCCTGTCTCCCACCGATGCAAGCATGTTCGAGGCTATGCAGAGTCTACCAGAAGTAAAGCCCACGGCACCTCAGAGTACTACGTCAGAAGAAGTAGAAGAACCCACGACATCCCAGATTCTAGGGGGCCGTCCACAACATTTATATACGCACCCAATAACTACATTTATGGAAGGTCTTGGAGGCCGTGAGGGCGATTACGATCATTGGGATAAAATAGCCAACGAATTCACTCTAGCTTACGGTGTTGTTCCTGAAATCGATAGTGTTACTATTGTCTTGGATGCCAAGGGCAACATTGATGAGGAGAAAACTGATATCTCCGGTGCCAGAAAAGGTGATATTGATGATCCGGATGCTCTGTATTTGGCAGACTACAATAATGATAAGAAAGCCTTTGCGGAAGCCGTTGCCTTACAATTTTATAATGAAGTTAAAGATCAAGAATATAATGGAAAACCCTTAAAAGCTTATAATGAAGAAGCTCAAGCAGCAGTGATTGATACTATCTATAATTTCCGAGAGGCTTCGGGCTGGGACGATGTTAGCCTGTTTCTAGATGAGTCAGATAATATTGGTACTGAGGATTATAATAGGGATAACCTCCTCCAGTTCACACGAAATTTTAGGGCAGGTGGAAAATTTCTACCGGGCATGTTAAAAAGAAGACTCTTAGCATACAATATGGTTGCACCTTTAGAAGACCGAGCAGTCAAAATTGAAATCTCAGAAAGACTTGGTGAAGACGGGGAACGAACAGGAACATTTTACGATATCTACAACGCAAACGGTGATATTATGCAAAGATGGGAAAAAGATTATGAGGTTCCCCCAAAAGATCTAGGTACCTTACTGGTGGAGTAACATAGATGCCTTGGCGTAATGTTGGAAATGTGGTACAAAAGAAAGTAGGCGGTAAATGGAAGAAACATGCCAAGGCTTCTTCTGTTGATAACGCCAAGAAAATGATCCGTCGTCTTTACCAAGTCGAGCGGAAAACGACAAAAGGAAAATAGGTATTATGAAAGGCAAAATGAGCAAGGGTCCCGGTAAACTGGCCCCGAGTCAGGATTGGTCTAAACTCCCCTCTTCAGAATGGACGGTGCGATCACATGTTGCCGTTTTACGTGGTGATCCTTCCAGTGATTACAACACAAACGTGACGCCAACCATGGCAAATCTTTCCTCGTACACGGCAAAGGCCAGCCGAAGAAAGTAATCGAAACTGTTTGAAGACCTAAAATCCGAGATTCGGCAGGAAATTGATGGTGTCCAGTCGAGTCTGTCCAAAGGTGTTTGCGAAACTTATGCAGAGTATCAGCGCATGGTAGGAATGATCCACGGTTTAGAGTTGGCCATTTCAAAGTGTTCTGATATTGAGAGAAGACTCACCGAATATGATGAGGAAGAATTTTAACCACCATGTTTGAACCAGAACTAAGCCGATCCATGTTAAATGATGACTGGATCTCAGAGTCAGCTATCCCAGATCCAGAACCACTCCCAAAGATCCCCGGCTATCGTCTCCTGATCCGCCCTGTGCCGATCAGGTCAAAGACAAAGGGTGGCATCATTCTCCCTGACAAGGCCAAGGATGACATGAAGTACCTGTCAACGGTGGGCCGTGTTCTCTCCGTGGGAGACTTGGCCTATGATGACAAGGACAAGTTTCAAAAAGGTCCATGGTGTAAACCGGGGGACTATGTTTGCTACGGTAAGCACACAGGTGCTAAGTTCTTATACAAGGGTGTCAGACTAATTATCTGCTATGATGATGAAATCACCATGGTGGTAGAAGATCCTTCAAGTCTTGACCCAATGTTTAATCTATCTAACTAGGCGTAATTCGATTGATTCGCCCCCAGCGGTGACCCCAAGGTCACAGGAGAAAAATAAAAATGTCCGAAGAAAACGAAGACGGTTGGTCAACCATCAACACCAGCCCCGACAATAAGAAAGAAGCCCCCCCTGTAATTGAATTCGAAGATAGCGAGGGTGATACTGTTGCCGCCCCAGAATCTCAGGTTGATCTTGAGATTGTGCAAGAAGAACAGAGCAACGAAAAGGAATCACAGGAGCCCGAAGAACTACAGGGCATCAACACCAAGGGTGCTGAGAAAAGAATCAGAAAACTGGTGGCACAGCGAAAAGAACGTGATGAACAGCTCACGCTTGCCTTGGATAAGATCAGGTATCTTGAAAACGCTTTGTCCGACAAGGACAAGAACATCACTGATTATCAAAGACAGTCCATTGATTCAAAGAAGGAAGAGATCCAGCGCCGTGTAGAAACGGCAAAAGCATCTTTCTCCCGGGCCTTTGACGACGGAGACAAGGACACTCTTGTAAAGTCGCAGTCTGATCTATCAGAAGCTCAGGCTGAACTCAAGATGCTTGAGTACGCCATTCTAATGAACCCGCCAACGGCATCTGGTCGTGTAAAGGAACAGCAGTCTGTACAATACTCACCACAGAAGCCGTTAGATGAGGGTGCAGTTGAATGGGCAGAGAAGAACGCTTGGTTTGGCAAGGACAAGATTGGTACAACCATCGCCTTGGCCATGGATCAGACTCTGAAAGAAGAAGGCTTTGATCCAAGAGATGACGAGTTTTACGAGGAGCTGGACAAGAGATTGTCAACAGAGCTTCCCCCAAGACTTCGTCCTAGTGGTGGGGACGTAAAAACTAACACCCAAGTAGTAGCAGGTCAATCACGCAGACAGGCAACCTCAAATAAGGTAAGACTCACACAAGCTGATGTTAGTCTTGCCAAGAAATGGGGCCTTACTCTTGAAAGGTATGCAGCCGAAAAGAAGAAAGCAGAGCGATCTGCCGGTGACTATACCTTGATTAACGGATAGCGTGGGAGAGACACAACATGGCACGAGTACTAGAGAAGAAATCAAGAACCGATAGCGAGCGAGACAGGGATTCACGTCAACATACAAAAGAGCGTCCCAACTGGCTAGACATCCCGGAGCACGTGATCAACACATTTGATGACAAAGGCTTTGCCCTCAAGTGGGTCCGGATCTCAGTCAGAGGCGAAGAGGACACCAAGAACATCGGTGTCCGCCTTAACGAAGGTTGGGAATTTGTGACGGAAGAAGAATGCCCTGAAATGGCTCGTAATTTCAAAGGTCTTGATCACGGTCGCCTTTCTGGTTGTATTATTCGTGGGGATGTAGCCCTTGCAAAAATGTCCCACGATCTGAGAGAAGACCGACTTTTTAGAGCCCACGAACGTACAAGAATGCTCAATGAAGCTGTTAATAACAGCCTCATGCGGGATAACGATTCACGGGCTCCTATTACTAATGCAAGCAAATCAAGGGCAAGGACAGGCAGGTCCGCTCATTTCGATGGGTAAGACACTGCCACTCAGAGCTATCAAGGAGGAAATTTAATGGCTTTGAATAAAGGTTTAAATGGCCTAGTCCCTGCTAGAATGCGAGGCTCGGGTGCCAACTCAGGTGGCACCACCCGCTATCGTATTGCCAATGCTTTCGGTTCAAGCATCTTCTCAGGAGATATCGTAAAGCTAGGCTCAACAGGAACTGTTGAGGTCATCACCACGACTACTGATCACGTTCTCGGAACCTTCCAAGGTTGCGAATACGTTGATCCCGTTAGCAAGCAGCCAATTTTTGGCAAGTATTGGCCAGCCAGTACATCGTCTGTTGACGGAACCCCCTATGCTATCGTCAATGACGATCCAGCATCCACTTACATCATTCAGGCTGACGCCACTGTCACCCTCGCTGATGTGGGTATTAACTACACCGTCACACTAGGTGCGGGCTCAACCCTGACTGGCCGTTCTGGCTTTGGTCTAAAGGTTGCTGGCCGTGCTACTGCTTCTGCAATGCTACAGGTAATCGGGCTTTCTAATGTCCCCGATAACGCCTTTGGCGATGCGAATCCAAAAGTTGAAGTCCGTCTCGTCCAGCATGTCGATTCTTACACTTCAGCAGCACAAAGCTAAGGGAGGTTTAGAACATGGCTATTAATCGTGCGGATATCGCCAAGCAACTCCTTCCCGGCCTGAATGCAATTTTCGGTCTAGAGTATGCAGCCGTTGATGAAGAGCATAGTCCTCTATTCGACATGGAAAACTCTGATCGTGCATTTGAGGAAGAAGTGCTTATGACTGGCTTTGGCGCAGCCCCAACTAAAGCTGAAGGTGCAGCAGTTGTTTATGATACCGCTCAGGAATCATGGACTTCCCGCTACACCGCTGAGACTGTTGCCCTTGCTTTCGCCGTCACGGAAGAAGCAATGGAAGACAATCTCTATGACACGTTCGCAAAGGTCAGGGCTCGTGCCTTGGCCCGGGCAATGGCTCAGACCAAGCAGGTCAAGGCCGCTAACGTGTACAACAACGGTTTCACTGCTGGCTATGTCGGTGGTGATGGTGTCGTGCTGTTCTCAGCCGCCCATCCCACTGTCGGCGATGGCAATCAGTCAAACCTAGAGACTGCCGCTGATCTATCAGAAGGCACCCTCGAAACCGCAATCATCAACACTCATAAGATCAAGGATGATCGTGGTATCTTCATCGGTGCTTCACCAGTCTCACTCCATGTGGCCCCGGATGGCCAGTTCGATGCAGATCGAATTCTTGCTTCTCCGGGTCGGTCCAACACAGATTTGAACGACATCAACGCCGTTCGTAATCTGGGCCTTGTTCCAAATGGTTACTATGTCAACCGTCGTTTCACCGACGCAGACGCATGGTTCCTGCGGAACGACTGTCCCAATGGTACAAAGATGTTCATGCGAGCACCTCTTGCCACGAAGATGGAGCCAGACTTTGACACCGGTAACCTTCGCTTCAAGGCCCGTGAGCGTTATAGCTTTGGCTGGAGTGACTGGCGTCAGTGGCGAGGCAACCCGGGCGTCTAAAAGACCCTTGTTAAATCTCGTACACTAAGATTAGGGGGAATTCCAGTTGGAGTTCCCCCTTTTTCTATTTATAATTAGCTTAGATCATCGACATAATCATCGTCATATGTCGATAAAAAAAGGATTGTTAGATATGTCAACAAATGTAAAGGCTTATTTTGTTTCCGCTTCAACAACTCTGACCAATTCCGGTGGACGCCTCCACGGTGTTAACTTTGTCGGACATGGTGCAGGCGGAGATATAGCCAAGGTTATTATGAGAGAAGGGGCCAGCACCACTGGTAATATTGTTCTAGTTCTTGGTGCAAAAAATAATGATGTAAACGACATTTATATTGCTGAGCATGGTATCCGATTTGATGGCGGTCTCTACGTAGAAATGCCCACCTCCGCTCATGCAACAATTCTGGTAGGATAAAAATGTCAACAAACCTTAAATATTATGCTGTTTCGGTATCTCAGACAGTCACAAAGGCTGGGGGCAGACTTCGTTTCATTGACTTTGTAACCCCTTCGGGCCAGACTTCAGCCCAAGTTCTGATTTTAAGAGAAGGGGCCAGCCCAACTGGTAATATTGTTTTTAAGATGTTTGCCAATAGCGGTTCCCGCAATGATGTTTTTATGGCAGATCATGGTATCCGATTTAATGATGGCCTCTACGTAGAGATGCCTACATCAGCCAATGCAACAATTCTGGTGGGCTAATGGCAAAAATGCCCAGCCTTTCAGTTAAACGTGGAGAAAAATTACCCACTTCCAAAGGTGCGGGTCTGACAAAAAAGGGCGTGGCAAAGTACCGCCGTGCCAACCCCGGGTCTAAACTTAAAACTGCGGTGACTGAAAAGAAACCCAGTGGATCACGGGCAAAACGAAGAAAAAGCTACTGCGCAAGATCTGAGGGTCAGAAGAAAATGCACAACATTGACTGCTCAAAAACCCCTAAGAAAAGAATCTGTGCAGCCAGAAAAAGATGGAGATGCAACTAATGAGTATGCCTATGATCACAGTCATTATCGAAAACGGACCAGAACAGTATGAAGAACAGGAAATTGAAATCTCTTGCCCCACGGCAACCCAAGATGAGACCCTAAACGAAGCCAATAAAGAAGCTGCTATTCAGGATCATTCTTACGGACCCACAGACATCTCTGATAAGCGATGTGGAAACTGTGGTTACTTTAACATGACCAAGGCAATGCTCGATTGTATCGGCGACACTGAAGAAGACGTTGGCTACTGTCAACTGTTTCACTTTAGTTGTCTCGCAAAAAACGTATGTGATTCTTGGATGAAGGGTGGTCCAATCATTGACCACATTGAGGAACCACAGGATGACGAAACAATGCTAGGCAAAAGGTTTATCTAACACCACCATGTCAGTAATATCTAGATCCAGCGTATCAAAGCAGCTAGTCTCTGGAAAGAGGAAGAAGCCCTCTTATAAAAAAGGCGGTCCTGTCTCTCGTGTGAACGAGGCAGGCAACTATACAAAACCGGGAATGCGTAAGAAAATTTTTGAAAGAATAAAAGCCGGTAACAAGGGCGGACGTTCAGGACAGTGGTCCGCAAGAAAAGCTCAGATGCTGGCCCGACAATATAAAAAGGAAGGCGGGGGCTACAAGTAATGCCTCTTAAAAAATCTCAAAGGAGTTTAAAGAACTGGACGAAACAGAACTGGCGAACAAAATCTGGTAAGCCTTCGACACAAGGTGCAGACGCAACCGGGGAAAGATATCTCCCCGAGAAAGCTATTAAGTCTCTTAGTTCCTCTGAGTATGCTGCAACCACTCGGGCAAAGCGAAAGGGAACAAAAGCAGGAAAACAAGTGGTCAAACAACCAAGACGTATAGCAGAAAAAACAGCTAGATTTAGAAAGGCATAATACCATCATGACAACATCAGGAACTACCACATTCAACATGGACATCGATGAGATTATCGATGAAGCCTTGGACATGATCGGTGGCGAATCAGATCTCGGTAAAGAGCCCAGATCAGCCCGACGCAGTCTAAACCTGATTCTCACGGACTGGCAGAACCGTGGCATCCTCCTATGGAAGACCGGGCTCGGAACCACGACCACCGTTGAAGGCCAGACGAGCTACGATCTTGATCAGAACATCATCGACATCACCGAAGCCTCGATCAGACGCTCCGGCACGGACATCGAACTAACCAGAATTTCCATGGACAACTACCAAGAGCTTCCAAACAAGAGCACACAAGGAAGACCAACCCAGTACGCTGTCCATAGAAAGCGTGACAACATCGAGGTCTATCTATGGCCTGTCCCGGAAAATTCCACGGACGTTTTCAGATACTGGAACGTCAGCAGATACGAAGACTTCACAAAGTCCGTGGACACCGCCGACGTGCCTTTCCGTTTTCTCCCGTGTCTTATTTACGCCTTGGCCTACTATATGTCGATCAAGCGCCCCGGTGTACCCGGTGACAGGGTTGCTTTCTTAAAGCAAGTTTATGAAGAAGCCCTGCAGAACGCCATGCAAGAGGACAGACAACGTGCCCCATTCAGGGCCATCCCACGTTTCAGGGTCGTGGTCTAATGGTATCTAGCAGAAAATCCCCATGGTTCATCAGCGACAGATCCGGTTTCAGGTTCCCCTATGATCAGCGGGTAAAGGAGCAGGGCACTGGAATGGTTGTCCACTTCTCAGAAAGCGATGGCGCTTTTGATCTCAAGAACCATCCACAAAACCAAGCACCACGTATTGGACCAACCCGTATTCTCAGGGATGCCCGGACTGAGACACCTGTTTCTGTTAACCCACTTGTATGGAATCCATCAATGACAACGTTTGTCTCAAATCTTAACATAGTGGTATCATTAAGCAGAATCACGGGCTCAGTGCAGTGTGGTACTGTAACCATCGGGAGTTAAAACTAATCATGGCTATCTCACAGGGAATGAGCATCTCTTTCAAGAAACAGGTTCTATTGGGCGATCAGGATTTTGACGCCGATACTTTCAAGCTCGCTTTATTCACAGACACTGCTTCTTTAAGCTCTGGCACCGCAACCTACAGTACTTCAGCAGAAGTCAGTGGTATTGGTTACACAGCAGGCGGAAACATCTTAACCATTGTTGATGTTACAGTAGATGGATCTGTAGGAATTGTTGATGTAAGCAATACGGCATGGACCACTGCAACCTTCACTGCCCGAGGCGGCCTGATCTATAACTCGTCCAAGTCAAATTCAACAGTTGCAGTCCTAGATTTCGGTGGTAACAAGTCTGTAGAAAATGGCACCTTCACAATCCAATTCCCAGCCGCTGCTGCTGCCACAGCCATTATCCGACTAGTATAAAAAGGGAGTCTGGCAAGCATGGCTCTCGTTGTCAAAGACAGAGTAAAGCAAGATACGACAACCACAGGAACGGGCTCTGTTACGCTCAGTGGTTCGTATACGGGCTTTGATACTTTTTCTGCAATTGGTAATGCCAATACCACATACTATGTAATCTCAGACAGTGGCTCTGGTGACTGGGAAGTGGGCCTCGGTACCTATACCGCATCAGGCACCGTACTCTCACGTGACACTATCTTGGCTTCCTCGAACAGTGGGTCTGTGGTCAATCTGGCAGCAGGGACCAAGGTTGTCTTCTGTGGATATCCCGCCGGAAAATCTGTCTACCTAGATGCCTCTGGTAACCTTGGTATTGCTGGGACTGTCTCAGCAACAAATATCACCGGTGCCACGGTAACTGCAACGTCCAAGATTCATACTCCTGCAATCTCGGTCACAAATGTCTCAGCCACAAATATCTTTGCGTCTACAAAGATCCATACCCCAGTCCTCTCTGCGACTAATATCATCGCAGGTACTGTCACAGCCACATCGATCCATACCCCGTCACTCTCCGTGACGGACTTCATCGCTGCGACAATCACAGCAACGTCCAAGATCCATACCCCTGCGATCTCGGTCACAAACGTCTCAGCCACAAATATCTTTGCGTCTACAAAGATCCATACCCCAGTCCTCTCTGCAACTAATATCATCGCAGGTACGGTTACAGCTACCTCGATTCATACGCCATCCCTATCTGTGACGAACTTTAATGCTGCGACAATCACAGCAACGTCCAAGATCCACACTCCTGCGATCTCGGTCACAAACGTCTCAGCAACTAATATCTTTGCATCAACAAAGATTCATACAGCAGCATTATCAGCAACAAACATCGTAGCAGGTACGGTTACAGCTACCTCGATCCACACACCAGCCTTATCTGTGACGAACTTTAATGCTGCGACGATCACTGCCACATCTAACATTCACACTCCGGCTTTGAGCGCCACAAATATCCTAGCGGCAACAATCACGGCCACAACAAAGATACATACCCCCGCCCTCTCTGCGACTAACATCACCGCAGGTAGCGTGACAGCGACCTCAATCCATACGCCGTTACTCTCTGTGACAAACTTTATTGCAGCAACAATAACGGCAACGTCGAACATTCATACCCCAGACCTGTCGGCCACGAACATTATTGCTGCAACCATTACTGCAACCACAAATATCCATACCGTGGCTCTCTCTGCCACAAACATTGTTGCCACCTCAATTGACACAGATGTAGTTTTTGCAATCTCTGGTCAATACGGGGACGAACTTGATTCGGGATTCACACCAGTATTTCTTGTGCTCGATTCCCCCTTTACTTTCACAGTAAATACGTTTTCAAGAAAACTGTCAGCCGGGGCAATCGTGGCCTCTGTTGTTATTGCAACCAGCGCCGCCGGTACAGAGACCACTGTCACAGGTCTGAATGCCTTGGCAGTCGGTACAACACAAGCAATTACAACAGCCACAGGCAACAACATAGTTTCCGTGGGTAACGCTCTCGCATTCAAACTAACCGGGGTTGCGGCAACAGACAGAAACTTCTCATTCACCCTAAAGTGTACCCGTAATAATTTTAGTGGGGCGTAAGATCCCACCATGACTTTTTCCACCGCCCCCTTTTCCCAGATACCTTTCTCATCTTCGATCAGAACGATTGATGTAGCGGTTCCGGTCACCGGTGTATCAGCAACCTTTCAACTAGGTTCTGTTGTTGCTGGCGCAGAAATAAAACTCAATGTATCAGGTGCCTCTGCCACATTTGAACTAGGCACACCCAGTTTTACCACAGACTCAAATATCTCTGTCACCGGGATCACGGGCACATTCTCAGTAGGCACTGTCACACCTTCGATTGATCATGTCCATAATGTATCAGGGGTCGCAGGTACATTTGAAGTTGGCACCGCCGGGTTTAGTATTAACGCAGATATCCCCGTTACCGGAGTTACAGGCACATTTGAAGTTGGTAAGATTTTCTTCTGGTTCCCTGTACCTGATGTAACCACTAGCTGGACCACGGTTTCCCAGACATCAACCACATGGACCCTGACTTCTGACGTATCTACTACATGGGAATCTATAGCTGCCTAGTGCTGCAAGAGCTAATTGGCTCATATTAATAATATATGATAGGATCATCGTATGCCTGTAACAACTTATTCATCCCTTGTAACCCAGATTCAAGAAACTGCGGAAAACACAGGTTCCGAGTTTGTTGACTCTATCCCTAATTTTATCTCACGTACAGAGAATAGACTGACACGTGATGTAGACTTACTAGGTTTGACAAGTTTTGCCACAACAAACTTTGTCGTCTCGACCCCTGTTTACCAGAAGCCACCGAACGCATTGATTGTAAAAAACTTGACGATCACCAGCAACGGCTCCCGAATTAATCTGGTCATGAAGACCAAAGAATATCTAAATGATTACTGGCCAGACCGTACCTCGGTAGGGGAACCCAGATATTATGCAAACTACGGTAACGAACTCTTGATCGCACCGGCTCCTGCATCAGCATATCCCGTTGAAATTTCATATGTGGTCGAGCCAACCGCTTTAGCTTCGTCAACACAGGAAACAAACTATTTCACACAGTACTGCTCAAACGCCCTATACTACGGTTCCATGGTTGAGGCAACCTTATTCATGAAGAACCCAACCGCCGCAACCATGTGGGAAAGTTTTTATCAACGAGAACTTGAGGGTCTGAACAACGAGGCACGTAGATCCCGTAGGGACAGCATGGCCATGCCAGCAAGTCCAGCCGGTGGCCCTAACACTTTAACAGGAAGTAACTAACACCATGTCATCATACACATCCAGAATCAGACTAGAAAAACAGATCCCCGGTCAAAACGAAAACACATGGGGCACTGTCCTTAACGATAACGTCATTGATCTTGTCGATGATTCTATCGCAGCCTACACCACGATCACCGTATCATCTGTTGATGTTACTCTGACGCAGTCGAACGGTGCTTCTGATCAGGCACGTAGTGCATTCCTAGATATCTCGGGAACCTTGACCAGCAACGTCAATGTCCTTATCCCTGCCCTTTCAAAAGGCTACGATGTTCGTAATTCCACATCTGGTTCTTTCACCGTTAACATGAAGACCGCCACGGGCTCTGGACAAATTATCCCACAAGGCCAGAGTATCGGTGTTGTATGTGATGGCGTCTCAGTACGTGACATCGAAACACCCGGCATCCGATCCACATCAAACGTGGTTAATGTATCCGTGGGAACCTCTTTGATTGACATTAAAGTTCCTGTGGCAATTTCGGGAACTGTCTCCATTGGAGGAGGCATTGCTGTATCTGGTTCTTCAACATTCTCCAGCAATATCACCATGAACGCCCAGAGTGATGTAAGATTTGCTGATGCTGATAGTTCAAACTACATCGCCCTACAGGCACCAACCTCTGTTTCAGCCAATGTTACCTTTTCGCTCCCTGCCGCAGATGGTTCATCTGGAGATGTCCTTCAAACAGACGGCAGCGGAAACCTAAGCTTTACTCCTTCCGTTCCAGCGGGTTCTGTTATGCCTTATGCAGGATCAACGGCCCCTTCTGGCTGGCTCCTTTCTTATGGTCAGGCAATCAGCAGATCAACCTATGCAACCCTGTTTGCAGCCATCGGGACCACGTATGGTGTTGGTGACGGGGCAACAACATTCAACGTCCCCGATCTTAGAGGTCGCCTTGTTGCTGGTCAGGATGACATGGGTGGTACTTCTGCTGATCGTCTCACAGGTCAATCTGGTGGTGTTAATGGCGATACCCTTGGTGCATCTGGCGGCGCTGAGACCCATACACTAACACCCGGGGAATTACCAACAGCAGCCACTTACCAGAGACAAACCAGCAACGGTGGTCAGGGCGGTGTATCATCATCCGGTCTTGCACAAAATCCGGCATATATTCCACTAGTAGGGGCTAATGACGAGGCGCATAACAACGTACAGCCAACAATTATTCTCAATTATATCATTAAGACATAACCCATGCCTGATATTATTCTAGTAGGCGGACTACTAACTCCACCGCCACCACCACCACCCCCGCCACCTCCTCCACCTCCACCCCCGCCACCAGCAATGACCTGTTTTGCCAGCGATACTCTAATATTGATGGGTGATCTTTCATGGAAACAGATCAACGAAGTCGAAGTCGGAGATTACGTAATCTCGATGTCTGGCAAACCTGTTGAGGTTCTGGAGAACAAACCTGTCCCTGTATCCAAAGGACGACGGATGATGAGCCTACATCGTAAAAGACAGAGTAAACCCTTACGCTTCAGTGATGACCATGACATGTGGATCAGAGACGACAACGGGGTTGAACGCTGGGGTGTCTATAATTATAACTGGTGGCTATTGGAAGACCGTGGCTATGCCGAATCTTCCGAGGAAAACTTCCCCGGTGAAAGCCCCTATGACTACGAACACATTGGTAAAGCAACGATGCCTCTCTTATACGGGAAACAGTACGAATTCGCCACCATCGATGGCTGGGAAAAGACCGAGGCAACATGGGATTCTGAACAAGACCCCGAAGAAATTATCCATGGCCTGTTACTAAAATCTGGTGGTGGATATATAGTAGATGGATTTGTAGGGATTTCACAGTGGTGCAGAACAGAGGACATTCGGGATATTCAATGGAAAGGTCTACCCTAGTCTGTGGTCTTTATAGATCAGGTACCACATATCTTCAAACCATTCTTGATCCTGATAATACGCATACCGAGTACAAGCACGAGTTTGTCAGGACAGACATCCCAGACAAGATTAAATCCATGGACAGGGTAATTATTCATAAGTCCCCGTACAAATGGATCGACAGCATCATCTCTCAATCATGGGAACTTGGTGATCACTACAGAGTCCATTACGAAAAAGGACACACCAAGATCAGATGCGCCACAAGCCGGACACTCAGGGATACACCCGATATTGTCGAAGAGTATAAGACATACAGTTTGGAAAACATCTGTGATCTCTACAACAGATTTTTCCACTTCTGGTTATCAGATCCTTTTTCCTCAGTTATTAAATTTGTAAAATACCGGGATCTTATCAGTGACCCCGTCACAACACTGAAGAATCTTGATACCAGAATAGATCCAGACGGCTTACCTATAAAAGTTTCTGGTTCTTTTGAATTTACCCCTGAAAGAAAAAGAATGGCTCTGGACCCACGTATGTCGTATAATATGACACCAGACATGTCGCATATCATAAAGAACAACGTAGACAAGAGTATATTAAAATCTCTTAATTACACAGGAGTGTTTGAGTAATGCCCGTATCATACGCTGAAAAACTAGCTGTAGTCATGGAGAACACTATTCTCCCTGATTGGAAAGTACTGGTGTCTTCTTACTTTGAAACAGAGACCGTTAATCGAGAGTCTGTTTTAGATGCACTCTATAATAACTATAATAGAATCAGGTGTGTTCAGGGAAGACCTATTCTTCCCAGCATTATCAGAGATTTTTCCTATATTGGTTGGGATAAGGACATGGAGCCGACCCCTCCTTTTACTGATCCTAATGAGGAATGGACCAACGGAGAAATTATTAAATACAGTTGGTTAAAAGGCCGGGGGTCAACCTCCCCACTGGACTACTCGAATTACTGGCAAGATAAGAGGGTATGCGACATAGGCTGTGGGACTGGGACCTCAACTATCATCACACACAAACTGGGGAGTGTTAATGCTGTCTACGAAGGTCTGGACGAATCCCAAGTGATCGCAGCTTGTAATTTCGTCTTACTTAATTATGACGTAAGATTTTTTTCAGAGGTGGCCTCCATAGAAACTATTGATATGTCTTACGATACCTATATCATGTCCCGTATTTTTTATGGTGGGTGGGCTCAAAAGAATTTGGATCTGGGTAGATTTTTACGAGACGAGGGAAAAGAAGTTCTTATCGCATCAAAGTCTCTTGTTGAAGGTACGAATCCTGAGACCACCTTAAACCCCTCAGAATATGAAATTCTTTTAGATATCCCCCTCATATCAGACCCTGTGGGTTTTGGTAATAGATACGTTGTAAAACTAGTATGATAAAGATTTACCCGGTGATATCTGATTCAGTCAAATCAGTTGATATAGTCCCTGCCACTAAAACCAGAGATTGGTTTTCCCCTCACTCTTATAAATGCACACCCCTTACTTGTGCGAATACCCTTGGATGGGACTTGGTACTAAATGAATCAATCACTGTCGAATGGGACGGGGGTGTCTACAAAGACAATCTCACGGTCCTAGAAGGTCACGGTGCAAAGAGCCACTTCGGAATAGGGACATTCACTCTAGACCCCGGATATGTCTGGCGCACTGATGAGAACATTAATCTCATGGTTATGCCAGTTCCTAACACAGACAACACAGATATTCAAACGATGTCCGCAGTCATCGAGACTGATTGGTTATCGTACCCATGGTTTCTGACAATCAGGGTCATTAACAAAGGAAAAACCACAATCCCAAAAGGTACCCCCGTTGCCCGTGTTATTCCTGTGGACACCGGAACCATCGAAAATACCAAGATTTATAAAATGTGTGAACCGGACAGTGTCCGCAAAGAACGAGAAGTATTGACAGACAAACGTGACAAAGCAGATGAGTGGACAAAAGATTATTTTAAAAAAGCACGTAGGTTTGTCCGGTGTTCTCCTGTTATAGACTATAACGATAGTTTCAAGATACTAGAAGAAAACGATATTCACTCTAAAGAATCTTTCTTAGACACAGACGAATGTTCTTATTTAATCAGAAACTGGGTTCCTGAAAACCCTGATGACACTTCTGATCTTTGGAGAAACAAGATGTGCTGGTCAACCATTGAGGCAAATAAAGGAGTTATTGAGGAAAGACTATTACAATTCGCCCAGCAAAAAACTGGTCTCGACCTATCAATATTAAACCCACATACTGTAAGGTGGGGCAAAGGGGATGAGATGTTAGTACATGATGATCTAGGTGAGCACCGAGAATTTCCTAACAGGCATTTTGCTGCTATAGTTTATCTTAATGAAGATTATGAAGGAGGTGAGCTTGTATTTCCACATCTTGGCTTAGGGATAAAAGGACATACGGGGGAACTTATTCTTTTTAGAGGCGGCTCTGTCATGCACAGAGTAAACATGATTACATCGGGTAATCGTTATACTCTTGTATGTTGGTTTGGTATAAAAGAGAGTGACTAAAAATGGCTAATTTCACAGACAGAGAACTGGGTAATATGGAGGCTAGGATTGTTCTTCTTGAGAAAGAACTGAGTGCCGTCCGAAACGACACCCGTAAAATTCTTCTTACTCTCTCAGAAGCACAAGGTGGCTGGAAAACATTGATGATGCTCTCCGGATTCTCCGCTGCTCTTGGGGGTATCATATCTCAAGTTTTCCTAAATTTTCCGAGATAATCTAACATGTCAACAGACACAATCACAACAAAATTTAAATTTGCCCCTACTCTTCTTCGTGATGATACACAATACGAGGCCGAGGGCGGCTGGTATGACGGTAACCGTATCCGGTTTCGTAATAGCAACCCTGAAAATATCCGGGGTTGGAACAAACGAGTTCTTGGTGAATTGACAGGAACTCCTCGTGACATCGAGATTTGGTCAGGACTAAATCAAACAAACTATATTGCATGGGGAACAAACAATGCACTTCAAATTTACGAGGGCGGTTCAGTCTCTGACATTACCCCTATTACTTCAACTACATCCTTGGTCAACCAGATTAGCACCTCCGTTGGTTCTTCATCTATTCTTGTATCTTTGACAGGCCACACCAGAGTAGCGGGTGACCGTGTCGCATTTGTCTCGATGGCTGCAACAGTCGGCAACAACGTTTTCCTAAATTCCATGTTTACCATTACCACTGCATCAGACGCTAATCATTTTTCTTTTACATACACAACCGTGGCCGCTGCAACATCTGCCAACGTTGGTACAGTGACCCTTCAATACTTACTAAAGTCAGGGTCCCGGTATAATACCAACGGCCTCGGCTGGGGCGCTGGCACCTACGGCACGGGAACATACGGTACTCCTGCCTCTACATCAAATATTACTTTACGTATGCGTAACTGGAGCATGGACACCTTTGGAGAGGATCTTCTGGCGAATCCCCGTGGAGGCTCAATCTATCTCTGGGATGCAACATCAGGTACTGACGTAAGGGCGCAAATTGTCTCGGCTGCTCCTGTGTCTGTCAACAGTATCATAGTCTCAGAAAAATCGAGACACGTCATTGCCTTGGGTTGTAATGACGTATCCGGTAATTTCGATCCTATGCTGATCAGGTGGTCTGATCAGGAAGACTATGACGTATGGACGCCAACAGTCACGAACGCCGCAGGTGATTTCCGAATCCAGAGGGGAACACAGATCAATCAGGGTGTCTATTCCAGAGGCGGTGTCCTTGTACTAACAGACTCGGCCCTGTACGGCATGGTTTACGTCGGACAGCCCTATATCTTTGCCACGGATATTCTTGGTGACGGTTGTGGTTCGATCTCACCCCATGCAGCAAAAGATTTTAATGGTAGTTTGTATTGGATGGGTGAGAGCAACTTCTTTGTCTTCAACGGTCAGGTACAGGTTCTCCCGTCATCTGCCAGAAAATATGTTTTCTCAGACTTTAATTTCTCTCAGAAAGAAAAAGTATTCTGTGGTATCAACACAGAATTTTCTGAGATTACATGGCTATACCCATCTGCTGATTCGCAAGAGTGTAATAAATATATCTCATACAGCCCCGTGGAAAACTATTGGGTCTTCGGCGATGCCTACTGGACAACATGGGATTATGGGGCGGACATCTTTGGAAATATTATTACCACAGGTGTCTCGGCTGGTGTTGCTTATCTTTATAACAACGAGCCCCCCAACACTTACAGTGCTGTCATCGGAGATAACCAGTTAATCGGATACGAATCCTTTATTCAGAGTGGTGACTTCGATCTCGGGGACGGTGACGATCTCTTGTTTGCCGATAAATTTATCCCGGACTTTGAACTCACCGACCCCGGTGGAATCAACAACGACCCCGAGGTCAACATCCTGATGGGTGCTAAACAATACCCCACGGCAACAACAGTATCCAAAGGTCCCTTTGTTGTCTCGGCATCGACCCGATTCCAGAACATCAGACTCCGGGGAAGACAGGCAAACCTCAGGATATCCACAAGTGCTGTCGGCACTTCATGGAGGCTCGGCACATTCAGACTTGATCTGGTACCGGATGGGAAACGCTAAGGATGTCTATTGATGTAGGAAAATCAGGAAAATTCTTTGTCAGATATCCGGGGGCACCGAGAAGTGCAACCCCCGAGATGCAAGGGGCGTGGTCCCAGCTTATCAGAAATCTGGAACTGCGGGATAATCAGAGTAATATTGAGGCTGCTTCTCAGGAGCCTTATGTTATTTCAAATGTATCTGTGAATAGAACATATGATGTAAGTGCGGGTCAAATCTCGGTCTCTGTTGTTGCAAATGCACTGGGGACTTTATTGCAGGATCTTAAACTAAAAGGTATTATAGGATGATTAACAGGGAAATTTACTGATGAGGCTCCAGAAACGCAATTACAAGGCAGGTGGCAATGTCGGACTTGGCGGTGGGCTGGGTGATGATAGAGGTCTGGACTCCCGCAGAGACAACGCAGGAGATGGGTCACCCAATGTGGGTGTCGGTAATGCACCCGGAAACGCTCCATCTGGAAGTCCGGCCGACAATCCCGACGCAGGACAAGTACGCTCCGGCGGTTATGGCAAATCAGGAGTTGCCCATGGCTATGACGGTACATCAGCGAATGCGATTGCGGCAGGAAGACCACAGTTAGGGGACTTGGGTCTATCTTTTGATCTAGGCAACCTAGGTTTGGCCGATGTAGCCAAGGCAGTAGGTGGTTTGGCGCTGGGTGCTAATCCTTTGGGAATAGCTGCCGGTCTGGGTGCCAGTGCTCTAGGTCTCTCTCTTGGTGATTTAACTGATTTCGATTTTAGTTCAGGAACGCCGGGTCCTCCCCAAGGCAAAGGACCGGGAAACGACCAAGGAACAGGCGGTGGTCCCGAAGGCCCTGCTCGGCCAACGAATCCGGGTATCCCTACCTTTGGGCCTACTGCTCCTGCAACAGAACCAGCTTCACCCCAAGCCTTACGAGAAGCCGCTGATATTCAGAATTATCTCTCGGATCTTCAGAGAATTGCACTGGGTCAATCAGATTCCCGTGCAGCCCTTGAAAGATTTGGGGTATCGCCAGAACAGGCAATGTTTAATTACCGGAAATCTTTCCCAGAGTTTGGAGACTCTATGTCAAATTTATCCCTTGCCGAAATTATCAAAAGATTGGGGAATATGTCCCCGAATCCCGCACCTTTTGCAGAAGGTGGCCGGGTAGGTGATGAACGTGTCCGTCCCCGCCCTGACACAACAAGTGATCCTTCGGTCACAGATGATTCGGTATCCACAGACCTCTCACGGTTTACTAAGATGCTCAAGGATCTTATGATGATGCCCTCTGGGGCAGTTGATAGTCAAGGTAGAGAGAATTCTTTCGGTGCTATTGATAAGCCCCAAGCTCGTAGACCCCTTATCCCCGGTGGTCTTATTCCCCCTGAGACAGGATCTCCCCGCTACGGTGGCGATGCCGAGGCATTCAGATTTAAGGAACAATTCGATGTAACAGCCGGTAGCCCCCTAAATATTATCCCAGAAGGTGCCCGTCCTGAGATTGAAGTAGAGCGTTTAGCTCCCCCCGTAGCTCCTGCCGAGTCTACTCCCACGATGGATAGCGAATTCAATCTTTCTAGAAGAGAGCTGACTGCATTCAACACTCTTACAAGAGAAGGCTTCTCTGGAAGAGAGGCAATGGATCGTGTGAAGCGCATGACACCCGAACAATTAGATCTAATGGTCGAGGTGGCTAATTCTCCCGACGGTTTTAAGAATGGTGGTGAAACCCGACGACCTGCCCCCGGCTTACTTCTAGAGAATCCTCAACGAACCATAACGGTGGAAGAGGCGGTAAGAGACAGAATGGAGTCTCGGGGTTTAACTCAAGAGGAAGCTGTACAAGAGTTGCAAGCTCTATTTAGAAAATCCTACCCAATGTCTGAGACGGTCCCAGACTTTTCATTTGCCAAGGGTGGCAACACCCAACGGCCTTTCCCCGGCTTACTTCAAGATAATCCTCAGCGAACCGTAACGGTGGAAGAGGCGGTAAGAGACAGGATGGAGTCTCGGGGTTTAACTCAAGAGGAAGCTGTAAAAGAGTTGCAAGCTCTATTTAGAAAATCCTACCCAATGTCTGAGACGGTCCCAGACTTTTCATTTGCCGGTGGTGGCTCAGTCCGTGGACGCAGAGACGCACTACCCTTGGTCGAGGGCGACCACGTCGTACCTGCCCATGCGGTAAAAGGTAACGAGGGTGGCCTTGCAGCCCTATCCAAAAAGCTCAT